TCAGCTGGAACCGCGCCGGGTACCGAGCAACTCCGTCCCGCCGGGCGATTCGCACTTCCCCGTCTTCGAGTGGTGTGCGTAGCGCTTCGAGCACCTTCACCCCGATCTCGGCACATTCGTCGAAAGATTGTGAAATGCCCCACACATTGATACAATGAGGGGTACAGATGCAAGACCGAATTACCAACTCTCCCAACACCTTAGCCGCAATCTACTGCCGAATCAGTAGCGATAAAACAGGCAAGAGCGCTGGAGTCGAACGCCAGCAATCAGACTGCCGCGTAATGGCCGATCGCCTCGGCCTCTCGGTTCAGCACGTACTCGTAGACAACGACATCAGCGCGTACTCCGGAAAGCCCAGGCCTGGCTACAAACAGTTGCTGGAGCTGATGAGGACAGGCGCAGTCGGGACCGTTCTGGCATACCACCAGGACCGCCTGCAGAGATCTCCCGTCGAACTCGAGGAGTATGTCGATGTATCCGAGATCCATCGCGTGACGACCCACACCGTCCTTGCCGGCCACATTGACCTGTCCACACCCTCAGGTCGCTTCAACGCTCGAATCATCGGTGCAGCGGCTCGGTACGAAGTCGAACACATGATCGAGCGCCAGCAGACCGCCAAGTTGCAAGCCGCCAAGGATGGCAAGTACCTCGGTGGGCAACGTCCCTTCGGCTTCGAGCCTCAGCGCAAAGCTATCCGCGAGAGCGAAGCCGCCATCATCCGTGACATGTACGAGAGGTTCGTTGTCGGACGGTCGTGGTGGTCGATTGCAGTCAGCTTGAATCAGCGAGGAATCCGAACAACCCACGGGAAGGACTGGAACTCACTCAAAGTTCGCAACGTCTTGATACGACCGATCAATGCGGGGATCGTGCTGCACAAGGGTGTCGAGTATCCCGCCCAGTCCCCCGCGATCCTCAGTCCAGACGAGTGGGCGAACCTCAAACTTGCGATCGACATCAGCCGAAGGAAGTCACCTCATCCCGGACGGGCGCGCAAGCATCTATTGAAAGGGTTCCTCATCTGCGGGGCCTGTGGCGAGAAGATGTTCCACAAAAGCAAGCAGCAAAGAGACGGGTCGTACAAGACCACGGCCGCGTGTGGAAAGACTGACAACCAAACGGGTCGCCAGCACGGATGCGGGAAGGTTTCGCGAATGGTCGAGCCGATCATCGACCTGGTTGTGGACTCAATTATGTTCCGTCTCAACTCACCCGAGCTCGCTACGACACTCCACAAACACAAGACGAGCGCAGACACGTTGAAGACACTGAACGACCAACAGCGAGCCTTAGAATCGTCAATCAACGAGATCACGGATGACTACTACGTCAACAAAATTCTCACACGCGAGCAGTTCGAACGCGCAAAGACGCAGGCAGACAACGACTTAGCGCTCATCACCAAGCAAATTGATGCCGAGTTAGTGAGCGAGGCAGTCAACACGACGGACGTAAGCGGCGACCTCCGTGAACGATGGGAGAACGAGACACTTGAATGGCAGCGTTCACTGTTGTTTCTACTCATTGATCGGATCTCTGTCCACCCCCTCCCTCATGTGCCGGGCTACAAATACCCAAAGTACAAGTCTAAGTGGAGGTTTGATCCTGATCTGATTCAGATCGAATGGAAGGCGTAGGGTACTTAGCGGTCAGATACTCAGTGAGAGCATCAGCGGCCTTCCTAGCAGTGGCCCAACCATCCTCTTCGTCAGTAAAGTTCAAGATGCGGCGGGCATAGATTGCGCCGTATACGTGGTAGTTGATTGCTACTTGATCTTCGTTGTCTAGAACCGAATTCAGGTATCGCTCTACAACATCGATTGCCTCTTTCACGAAGAGTCCGGCAGTCACGTCTACGCGCGCCAACGGAAACCGAACATCTAGTTCGACACTAACCCGATAGCCGATCAGAATGGCGTAGAACAGCCGATCCCTGAGAACATTGGGTGCGGAAAACTCCAAATCGTCTGGTACGCGATGACTTTCGATGGATTGATCAAATGCACTAGGCGCAGCATCCGACGTTGTCAGTAGCGAAATCGCGTCCGCGGACATCACTCTCAACCTTTGCCAGGATTCATGAAATTCCTGCGGCGACTCTTCGTGGACCACTTCACTCGGAGCAATAAGGCGAAGCAAGTAGGCCCTCACAGCTTCGTCAAGCCCGTGGAAGTAGCTATAGAAGGTCGGAGTGCTGATGCCTGCCGCCTTCGCCACGTTGATCACGGTAAACATCTTGCGGTCATCCCACCTCTGCTCACCAAGCGCGTCAAGGATGAAGTTCCGCGTCCGCCGACGCTTGGTTCGTGCGCTTGCAGTCATTGCAGCATCCCGAGGAACGTCTGAGCGATCAGTCATGCCCGTAGCGTACGTCACTTGTCGGCGCAAGCTATATGCCGCGTGTCAGATTTACTGTTCGGTGCTGAACTTAGTCGTTGACGACAAACTTCACAGCTGTTAAGTTCATTGCAGATCGCAAGCCAACGGATCGACGCAGATTGAAAACTCCACACAGGAAGCGCCTTCAGCCACAGTTCGATGCAGCGGTTTGAATGTCGCTTCCAACCGCTTCGCACCGCGCCACTTGTGGCGGTGCCTCAACTCCCACAAGGAGATTCAAGTGAAGAAGCAACTTACTCATGTTGAACACAACGGGGTACCGACCGAAGTCAGCGCCACATCACCGAGTGGACTGTTGGAAAAGTACGTACTTCGGCTGGCACTGGAGGAAGAAGCTAACGACTTCGAGCGCATGGCCAGTACAGACAACTTGCATCGGACTCTCGATATTCTCGAGAGTGGACGTGCACGAGTAGGCAACGACGAGGCTGGCAATGCCATTGTTCATGGTTTCGTGATGGCATTCGCGTCAAACGTCACCGAGCGCCAGCGCCGACGCATGATGGGGCAGTGACCATGGAAATGATCATTGCAGCGGCAGTCATCGCAGTCTGGTTTGCTGGCATGTTCTGGTGGGCCTTCCAGCGCAACAAGTCTCAACCTGACAGTCGGCGCGGAACCACGGTTCAAACCGCGCCACTCTCAGTCCACGACCAACGTCTGCTCGACCAAGACGCCGATCGCATGGAGTACGTACGCACCAAGATCGCTATGAACCGCGCACTTGATGAGTACCAGGGTGCAAATCACTACCGGCGGTACACGTGACCACCGACAAGCACCTTGATCGATTGGCCTATGAAATCGGGTTCAACGAAGCGATTCGTCAGCCGAGTCGCGAAATCGTTGGACGCCGCGTTCAACACACCGACGAGTTCGGTCGAACGTGGATCGAAGAAGAAGTCACTATCCGCGAGTACTGATCCTCAGGAGAATCCAGTGCAAACCTTCACCGACACCATCGCCGTACTGCTCTTCTTTTCCCCGTTGTGGTTCCCCCTCTTGTTGGCGATCATCTTCAACAAGCAGTTGAAGCAGTACGCCTACAACCGTGAGGTCAAGCGCGTCCAGCGCGAGATGGAGATGGGGGAACTCGACGCTCAAATCATCCGTGAAGCTCGTCGACGTCGATACGGCTCATGATCAAACGTCTTCCCTCCGTTGCTTGGTCGGTGCTCGGCATCGCGATCGCTCTTTCGATCGTGGTGCCGATCATCCAAGCAGCAGCCCCTTTGATCATCGCCATCATCGGCGCGGTCACCATCTCGTTCATTGCGTGGCGACTGGTGACGTTCTATATCGCACACTACATCGCACGTCGCAACTTCCGCGATACCGACTAGTCAAATCGGCGGCAGGATGCCAAAGTAGACAGTAGATGCTCGAACTACTTGTCACACTTAGCATCCTGTCGCCTCCACTTTTTTGGGGGTTGTTCGATATGAGAGCTAAGAGTCAAGAACAGTACGACGCAGACCGCACCTCGCATCAGCTCGTTTTTCCGACCAACGTCACCGAGAAGCAGGTTCAGGCTGTAATCCGTAGCATCGGTTCGAATCTCCGCGACAACAAATTCACCGGTGATCCGTCAATCGTCTTCGAAGTTCACTCCTCTGAGAGGGGTATCCAACACCTTCTCAGAGTTCCGTCACGTGACGCTGAATATCTACTCGATCAAGTGGAGGGTCACCTTCCAGGCATCGACATTGTTCCCGTCGAGAAGGCCGTGCAGCCCAGCTACAACCACGGTGTTCGGTTGTTCATGACGAATCCCGAACGGACGCTTCGATTCGACAACACTGCTGACTATTCGACGAAGATTCTCAAGTCTTTGCTCACCACTGGCAGCGAAACGGTGACCTTGCAATGGATCGCATACCACTCTGATCGACCTAAGTTGATCGAGTCGGATCAAGGACTCGCCAAGTCCAAGCCATCGTTGTTCGACGTTGTTGTTCGTGGAACGAAGGCGACGAAGGACGAAGTGGCGGATCGTCGGGAGAAGGTCAACGACCAAATCTTCACGGTCGTAGGTCGCATCGCTGCGAGCGCAGCCAGCGAAGCCCGCGCAAAAGAGTTGGTACTAAAAGTAACTCGTGCCATCACCAGCGAGAACGGCGCAGCGAACAGGCTGTACTCGAAGCCGATCCCCCCAGGCAAACTCAACCCAATGGTGCACGGAGCTGTCACTCCGTTCAACAAGGGCAACATGTTCTCAGCCTCAGAGCTAGTCGCGTATCTCGGCTGGCCTGTTGGAGATCCGCAGATCCAAGGACTCTCCCAGGGGGTCGCTCGGCGCATTCCTCCAACCGAAGCCGTTTCTCGAGTCGGACGGCAACTCGGATGGAGCAACATCCCGGGGATCAATCGACCAATTGCTCAGAGCTATGACTACGCCAACCTGAACACGCTCTTCGCAGGCATGATCGGGTCGGGTAAGTCAGTAGGCATGTCGAACAGCTTCCACGACGACGTCAGCAACGGATACGGTGCCATCGTCATCGATGCCAGCGCCAGCGAATCACCTCAAAGCCTCGCTAACCGAGCGTTGGACACCATCCCAAAGTGGCGTGCTGATGATGTGATCCGAGTCCACGTACTGGCAGACGCAGATCATCCAGTCGGCTTCGACCCGATCAACCAAGGCGCAGGTCGGGGTGCGATCGACCAAATTACTGGCGTCTTCACTTCCCTGTACCCCGACATTGCAACTGGCGTTTCAGTGCGGGACCTCCTTCATCATGGGTTGTGGACGATCATCGATCACGGCGGTCTCAACCTAATTGACTTGGGTGTTTTGATCCGTCCGCAGACCAGTGCCGAGATTGCTTGGGCCGACGCCATCATTAAGAAGATCACCGATCCAGACCTTCGCGAATTCTGGAAACGCATGGAGAAAATTGGGCGGGGTGGTCCCAAGCAGACTGAGTGGGATCGATACGTAGACCCGCTCTACCGGCGTCTGTGGCAGCTCGTCGGTCGTCCTGAGATCCGCAACATGATCGGCCAGTCCAGCAATAGCCTGAACTGGGAAGAGATCCTCACGCAAAACAAGATCGTCGTGATCAGCCTTGCCGGCCTTCCGAAAGACAGTGCAGAGCTTCTTGGCTCCCTTCTGGTTGAAACCCTTTGGACGACAGCACAACGGCTGTCTCCAGAGCGCGGCAACGCGCTTTACCTCGATGAATTCCAAGTGACCGCCAACATTAAAAACGGCCTCGACGATCTTCTCAATCGCGGTCGCAAACACAATCTCTGGGTCACGCTGGGAACACAGTTCATCTCGGAGCTTCCCAAGAAGACTAAGACTGCGATCTTCAACAACGTCGGCACTCGCGTCATCTACCGCACGAGCTACGAGGAAGCTCATATGTGGCGGCAGGAATTCGGATCGGAACTGCTGAGCGACTACGACTTTCAACATGCGCGTGTGCACGAAGCAATCGCGCAGATTCCAGATTCATCGGGGCGGTCCATCGTCACCATCAAAGCCCGACCACCACAGGAACCAACAGGAGCAGCGAGCTACATCGCTTCTCGATCACGCGCTCGATATGGGCGACCAGTTGAAGAAGTCAGGAAAGAGATTGCCGCCCGACGAACTCCAGCCAAAGTACGACCTCAGACCACAAAGCCCGTGGGAAAGGGCGTCTACGACGTCCCTGATGAACCAGGAGAACAATCATGATGCTGCAAGCTGAAGCAGTCACCACGATTGAGAAACTCGTCGAAGATGCGCACGAGATGGCAAGTGCTGTAGACGATTTACGCGAAGAGAATCCAGTACTCGCGACGATCATGCTCGTCAGCCTGAATGCGTACCTGGAGCACATTCAGTTCCGCATCAGCCAAGCCGTCCAGCACTCACCATGATCGGCCAGCCGATTGGAGCAGTGATGCCAGATCTCCCGCCCGTCCAGATCCTCGACAACCTCATCGATCAAGCATTTGCGATGAGAGAGCTTGGACAGACGATCACACGAGTCAGCGAAGAGCTGATCTTCGAAGCAGAGAAACATCGTCAAGCGATCGAGCAATACGACACTGAATCACTTCTGCGTTTGTTCCGGGTCGCCTACAACTTGAACGAGCTTAGGACCGCTTCGACCACGAATGTTCTTCAGCCACTACGAGCCTTGAGGATGGGATGATCACCATGGACGACAGCACCAGGATCAACGACCTACAGGCAATGGTCGAAGCGGCGGAACGACTGGAAATGCACGCCGAGTCCGTCATGATCGAGTGCCGAGAAATCGCACACGAAGCGCGCCGCATGATGGGAGATGAGATTGATCCGAACAACTATCTCGACTCTCCGACTCGCGCACGCATCCAGGCAATCACTGGCGAAGTGGACTCACTGGCGAACCATGACTTCATCCGAATCCGAGACACCTTGAGAGACTTCACGGACATCAGGTGACGACACATCACGTCGATCTACGACCGAACCCCAGCAGACATTTTCGTTGCTGGGGTTCGGTCTTTGTGGCTATGCCTGCGTGAGATCAGTAGGCCGCTTACCAAGATGTTTCGCCCACGCTCGCTTACCTTCGCGCACTTCCTGGTACTTGATCGGCTGGTCCGGTGTAAGCGGGTCGCGTCCATCTTTACGTACCCAGTCAACTGGAACCCAGGCGCTACCGTTCCGTCGGGCGATCAATGCCGGAGCTGGTGCATACCAGTTGCGCTGCAGGGCAAATGACTCAAGCTCGGACAGCGAGTCAGATTCTTTCGCAGGATCGAGATCAGTGATCATGAAGTATCGACTCGACTTCCAGACTCCGTAAGTTGGCATCCACACACCATACTGAGTACCCACGACAATCACGCTCACTCCAGCACTCCCCTACCCGTCACGCTGAAAGGCGTTCTTCAGGGGTGACAAACTCCAACAGCACTCCCCTACCCCACCGGTGCTCCACGGATTAACAGAGGTGGGCATACAAAAAGACTCCCCCAACCAGATTTCGGCCAGGGGAGTCTGATGCCACCACATGTAGCGGCGGAGAAGTGGTGCAGAGACGCTAGTGCGCTGCGTCGAAAGCGTCGATCACTTCAGCCTTGATACGTCCGCGAGGTGCAACCTCGAAGCCATTCTTCACTGCCCAGTCACGGATGGCCTGGAGCTGTTCCTTTGAACGACCGGAACCACTTGCGGCATTGGGTGTTCCGCTTCCCTTGCGAGTCTTGCGGGCTACGCCGATCTTCTGTGCTGCTTCGATGTAAGGCTTGAGTGCCTTCTCCAGCTTGTCCACATTCGAGTCACGCAAGTCGATCGTGTAATCGGTTCCCTGGTAAGAGAATTCGACCTTCTGACCGAATCCGTCGTCAATGTCATTTCCGTCCAGATCATCGATCAGTTGCTTGATGATGCGTTCAGCCACTTGGCTCTCCTTGGATTTGAACAACTAATTTACTCAGTGGAATTTAGCGTATCAGAGCCTGCAGGAGACGCCGTGCAACTCGCAGGCCTTACATATCAAAAGCGCCCGACAACACGTGTCAGGCGCGACGCAAAATGCTTTTGAGAGCTAGTTAGTGCTGCTTCGTTTGAAGTATCCAGCTGCAAACGCAACGATCGCTGTGATTGCAGATGCAACCTCAGCACTGAGTTCGACACCGAACTGTCCGGCAAGCCAGATGAGCACGATTGCGACAGAACCGCCGATGCCGGCTGCTGCTACTTTCGATGTTGGTGCTGATGTTGGTTGGTTGTACCTATGGTCCATATATTATCCTCTACTTTCGTCTTAATGCTAGGACTGCGTCGAACGCCTCCTGAGCTTCCTTGACTGCGACATCGATATCTGCGCGAGACACACCTGGCTCTACTGCCGACAGCTTTCCGTACCAGTTATCTACGATTGCCACGTTGCCGATGTCGCCAGCATGTTCGCGATAGTCAGCTTCAGCATCATGCATAAGCCGATCGATCATCGCATCCTTGCTCTGTCCCACAAACGTGCTTCGGTAAATATCTCTACTGAAACGCTCCGCCGCCGCCGAACCACGTATACGGCGCATCGCAAGCCACCACCGTTCGTAACTTGAGTCATTATCTTCGATCATCTCATCTCCTTCGTTCGTTATATAGTTTCCGGGGTCAACGCGGCCAGACCAACCGTTCTTCCAGTCCGTAGGCTTACTCCAGAACTCGAAGTGCAAGTGGGGGCCGGTGACTTGACCCGTATTTCCGGAATAGCCAATTACTTGGCCTTGGCTCACTTGCTGGCCTTGGCTCACCGCAAATCGACTGAGATGGGAGTACGCACTGTAGATGTCGCCATGGTCAAGAAGAATCGCGTTTCCTGCCACTGCTAGGAACCCCCCATGGCTTGCGCCTGGTCCTGCGAAGCTAACTCTTCCGTCGCCAGTTGCCCGTACAGCAGTTCCTAGTGAGCATCCGTAGTCGATACCCGTATGACCTAGTTGCCCGAGCGACCTATAGTAGGCTGGATTCTCACCGAACTGCTGAGTGACTCGGTCCGAAACTGGACGGATAAACCTACTCACGATGAAGCCCTCAAATCAATACAGTTTACAGCCTCAGCCCAGTCAGGAAGTTTGTACAGATTACGGAAGTCGGCATCAGGTTCCGCATCATACTTCCAGGCAATAAAATTAGACGACTTACTGTTAACTACCCGTTTAACACAGTTAATGGTCGTTGGCGGGCCTGCTGGTCCTTGTGGTCCGGTTTCACCAGGATCTCCCTTGACCGATCTTCCGTCTGCACCTCGACAGCGACCATCCGCACAATAGCTTGAGACAGCGACCGAGATCTGTTCAGCAGTTATTGGTACACCCGCCGAACCCTCTTTGCCCTTGCAAATTCCCCCAACGCAATAGAGGTTAAGGGCATCAACTATCTCTTGTTGAGTAGGAGCTTGCCCATCACAACGGCCATTTGCGCAGTACTCAGCTAGTGCCGCCGAGATCTGAGCCTGGGTTGGCGCTTGCCCATCCCCACTCTTACCGACTACGTGGCCCGCGTTCTGAGAGCTGCCATCCGTATAGCTGATAATTAGGTCACCTGCATTGTCAGTGAGTACACTCTTAACCTCCCGAGGTGCTGGCGGCTTGGGAACTGCGAGGCTGGTCGAAATATCTGGTCGATTGGTTGTGGACTGCATGACCATGGCGACTGGCAGCGCTATTGCAAGCGTTGTCAGGATTGACGCTGCCACAACCCCGAGCAAACGACGATGAGTCTTCATTTGCCAACTCCTGTTTGCGCAAGTGTTACGAATATCTGATACAGCGTCCCGATTACGAGAAGCGCGACCGCAACAACAACGAATTTGCCAACGCCATATGCGCTCTCATACTTCGACAGCGCAATCGTCAAGTTGGTTTTTATTTTCTCCCAAAGATTTTTATCATACTCAGCAAGCGCCGTCTTCAGCTTCTCGTCAACTAAGCGTTCTACTTCATACTTTTTAAGTGGAGATTCGTTATCAGTCATTCCAATTAATTCCGATCCTCGAGGCTAATATATCCGACATGTCAGTCGTGCCCCAGGACCACTATTTCAGTGCCGATTGCGTAGTCACCGGATTGCAAATTTGTGATACTTACACTGGTAATCTGATTCGTATCCACCCAATGCCCCCAAAACGACAGCGAAGAATCATACTGTGTCGCCGATTGTCCAGTGACCTGTATGTTTCCATTAATCAACTTCTGCCTGCCAGAAGGATTGTAAATCTCGGCTATCCCATACGCATCGTCGTTATTGGCTAGAGTATTTGGATAAGTTCCAAACCCACCGTTCACGTCGGGGGCGTTTACCCCGGCACTAACTGCTGCGTTGTTGACAATCAAATATTGAAACGCGTACTTACTCCCCGAAGTATCTCCATTGAACCTCATTTGAATCGTAGTCGCGTTCACAGACCTAACATAGTAAATTAGTTTTAAGAATTTCCTGACCGGAATGGTCACACTCACTGAATCTGCGGTTGCCGTTAAAGTGGTGCGACCTAGTTCTTCCCACCATACCCCCGCCAACTGGCTTGCACTGACAGCTCCTGCTGGTATATTCGACGCAACAGCAGGCGCTAGTCCTGCAACAGTAGTCTTCTTGTCAGTATTGGTCGTAATATCGCGCACCAAAAGCACGTCCGCTGCAGCGACCGGGGATTTTGAAGCGTTATCTGTAATCTGTTTTGCCATGTTCAATTGTTCCTCTTTATCGCTAATATAACACGTTAAGACGGAGTTGTAGGTAGCTGTTGGTATTGTTCATTCGACAACCCCTCATCCAGGTCTGCGATGATCTCTGCCATCCCCTCTTGAAGAGTTCCGAGCGTCAACGTGATCAGCGTCGAGGTGTAGTTGTACCCGACTATCTGAAGCAGTTGCGTATCCACAAAGTTCCCAAAGTTCCTAAAACCAACCATCTGCCCGAGTTTGATGCTCTCGATGTCATACACGCTCGACGGGATCGTGATTGTCGATGTCCAAATCGGACGGCCATACTCACTCATTACTTTGCTGGCATAACGCTGGGCACTTGCTGTGAGGGTGAAGCGTCGGTCTGTTATGCGGTGTACTCCCAGTTCAGAATCGGTAATTGCCGCAGTATCGGTGTAGACCTTGAAGAGTGTGCCGCTGCCTGGATCACCACCAACGAAGTAGACCTTGTTTCTCAAATCCTCCGCAGACTTCTCAATGTCAATGTCCGCCAAGTGTTTTCCCTTGACGAAGATGTGGTCCGCCACCGTGTTTCGCTTCTTGATGTAGAGCAGGTTCTCGCCTACATCGACGTACCAGAAGTAGCCATCTGGAGTCTGCGAGTAGAGGCTCTTGATCCCCTCGAGTTTGGTGTTCAGCTCAAACTTCATCGTCGGCGTAACGCCTGTGGTGTCGATTGATCCTGTGGTGTAACCGATTCGGCCAGGGTTGGTGTCGAGGAGACTCTTGGCGATTGTAGCGATTTCAGTAGACGGATAGGTCACTGTTGTCGCTGCACCACTCTTGATCAGCTCACCCTTGGTCAGCTCGACCCCGTGCGAGATGAGCGTCGCTTCTACGTACTCCGTGTCGCCGTAGTGAGCGCGGTACTTCATGATCTTGCCGCTGAAGACTCGCCGGCCCATTGGAGCACCAGTAGAAACGATGTAGGGATCTCCGTCCTGATCAACGTACGGCTCGCCCTTCTCATTGACGAGGGGTTCATAGCCTCCGTAGTGGGCGAAGATGTCCACGCCGAGACCGATCTCGATGTCCGTGTCTGGTCCGACAGTGTTTGCCGTGGTGCTGGTGACGACGTATGGATCACTGGTTTGATCGGTGTATCCCACACCAGCTTGATCGGTGAGTGGTTCGCGCAGTTCGATCGTGTTCTCGGCAGATCGAGCCAGTCTGATTGTGGTGGTGGTTCCTGGTGTGAGGATCTGTTGGGAGAAGGTCAGATCGTCTGTGATGTCCGTGAGTACGCGCATGAACTGCCCAGTCTTCGAATAAACCTTGGCTACATACTCTTTGGTGTTCTCAACTCCGAGGTCTTCCCAGTTCACTGGAGGCGGTGGAGGCGGTGGCCCTTGCGTAATCGTTGGTGGTCCATAGCCGGTTACCGACGCCGAGTTTCCAACGTCCCAGATGTTCATCGTGATTAACGGTGGCCCTGCCGCGTAACTGGAGGCTGCGCTAGTCGGGGTGACCGTCACTGCTCCAGCTGTCAGAGTTGGCGATCCGTATGCGACTTGAGAACTTGTGCTGTCGACTGAGATTGACGATGCGTACTCAGCAGGGGTGAGTTTCTTGGAAGTGAAAGTGCCGGGGACTCCTGACCCGCCCTGACTTACTGGTTGGACAAACCCAGTGTCGCCATACCCAGCAGCTCCACCTGACCCACCATTGACGAACTTCGCCGCAGTATTAGTAAGCGTGTCTGCGTAGAAGATCGAGATGTTTCCACCCGATCCCCCACCACCGCCGAGTCCTGGAGATCCCCAGAAGTTGGTTGCACCTGACTGCCGGATCAACCGTCCACCGTTACCGCCATTGCCGCCCGCCGATCCACTGGTGATGATCGTGCCGTTGAGGACGATCTTCCTAGCTCGGATGACAATGTGGACACCTGCGCGTCCTGCGATACCTCCAGCACCTCCACCGCCATTTGATGCCCACGAGTAACCTGCGCCTCCAGTTCCACCTTGGTCTACGACTGAACCCGAGCCGTCAGCACCGCTCTCGCCGTATGAGGTTCCACCCCTTCCGCTGTTGCTGGTGACGGTGAGGAAACGGGTGCTGTCCTTGCTGATCGTGATCGAGCTACTTCCTGACCCACCGCCCGAGTTGGAACCCGCGTTCCCGTTCATGCTGAACGTGCCGTTTGAATTGCGTGATTGGCCTACGCCTGCGCCACCGGCGATCCCATACCCACCACTTCCACCACTGCCGCCGAGCGGTCCTCCGCTGAACCCTCCTCCAGCGCCTCCACTACCAAAACCGAAGTTCGCTGGGCCGTGGTCCGAGTAGTAAGAACCCACAGCAACGCCAGGTGATGAGTAGGTGACTCCATCTACTGTGAACGACCAGTCCGCAGAGCCAGGGTTGACCTTGCCCGACACATTGATCGTGCCGTTCAAAGTGAAGGTGTCTTGCACTGCAATGAAGAGCACCGATCCCGTGGTCGATGCAGTACTGAGAGTCGCACCCGCTGCGATCGTGACGTTCGTGAACTGGTGGACCTGATTCAACGGCAAGTTCTGAGTGCCCGACGCTACGTTGAGTGCGCCGTCTGATCCGTCACCGAAGTAGTAGATCACCTGGTCGAGCCTTAGATCTTGAAGATCTTATTTGCCGCGTTTGACCAGGCCAGATTCAAATCACCACCGTTCGGAGTGAAGGGAAGTCCTGTACCTGTATCCATGTAGTGGATAAGTCGTGAGGTGCTTGCTGTTCCTGTGTCCTTGTACAGAACAATCGCTTCGACACTCGCGCCACCGAGTGCGGCGAACGTCAGGTCGTCTGCGTCGAAAACTCCGTTGGTCACGGTCTTGCCAGTCAGATTCCCACTCGTTGCTACTCGCGCTGGTGTTGGGATGTCACTCAGGTTGGCGTGAGTCGCCAGGTTCGGGGTGTAGGTACTCGTATCAACGAGAACTGCCTTGATGTTGTTGGTCGTCAGGACGATCGATCCGTCCAGAAAGCCTTCTCTCGCTTTGTCATACAAACTGTTGGCCATTGAATGTGTTTCCTGTTTACTGCTTTCCCTCAATATACGACGAGCGCTCTGATCGTCCTATAGTTGAATGATGTTCAGAGCCAACGTCTTACGTAGATCGACTCGATTGTCACGTCACGAGCAGTGAAGTCGTCGCTGTATGCGATCACTCCTGGTCCTACCACCCACACTGGGAATTGCCCGAGGTAATCGGTCGGAACACTGTTGACGAAGATGGTCTTGCGAAGGCAGTCGATCTCGATCGTGTCCCCCGCCGCCCAGTTACGCGTCACTGATACTCCACGCATGGTCGATCCATTCGTCACGGTGATTCGCTTGGCTGTCCCACCTGTGAGTGTGTTGATCTTCAGCTTGATCACCGGCTCAGCTTGATACGTGCCCCCAACGGTGACACCGAGAGACGCCGTAGAAGTCGCTACGTTCGACGGACTGAGCAGTGCTGTGTTGTAGGTGTCAGAAGCAACGCCAGTCGGGCACATGAAGTCCACCGAGAAGCCTGCCGTGTTGTGCCCGCTAGTACTGATGATGATGCCTTGAGCAGTAGAAACGTACCGCCTAATGTCACCGCTGCGGGCGATGTCGAAGGCCTGATTCGGTTGCATCATGGCCGTGTTGAACGCGTCGATCAACTTCTCCGTCTCCTCACGGGTACTCCCCCTGATTCGGCCGGCAACGGTAAAGGTCTTCGGTTCAAAGTTCGTCTTCACGATCACAGCTCCGTCAGCACCAGCGAGCTTGTCAGCCTGCACGTTGTTCTTCGGAGGTGAGTAGACGTCCGTGTCCGTCGTAGTGATCTTGTCTGTCTGGAGGTCAAATGCTCCATATTTCAGTGCGATTGCGCTCATTACATGCCTACCTTTGCTAGTCGTTGTGTTGAATCGAGTCGGTTGAAGAATGCGTCAGACGCCTCTTGGTTGTTGAAAGTGAAATTGCCCGACAAGATGTTGGTGACTCCCCCGCCATCGCCGCCCGAGTTCAACTCGTTGCGTGTGCGATAGGCCTGCGTAACTTGAGATCCACGCGGCATGTTCACGATCTCTGGACCGTGCTCACCGACAAGCGTTCGGCCACCTGGTGAGTAAGCCGTACCGATTGCGTTCTTCAGTCCTGGTGCGGCGTTCATCGTCGGGAGTGCAGATTTGAACTCACCTCTGTTGCGGGCTTCTGCAGCTTCGTTAATTCGTCCAGCCAAGTTTGACCACTGGGCGGCTTCGCCTGCGACAGCACCACCAATGCGCTCAGAGGTAGCCTTCACCGCGCCCTCTGCCTTCGCGCGATTGTCCTGCGCTTGCCTGGCTTCCTCAGTCTTCCTCTTGACGTTATCGGTGGCTTCCGCCAGTCGATTCTCGGCTTCTTTCAGTTGATGTGCAGCTTCCCTGGCTTCGAGGGACTTCGGCCCATACTGTGCGACCGCATCGTTGTAATTTCGCTGTGCACGTTCAACATTGAGGTTCGCACCTTCGGCGCTTAGCACCGCCCCATTGAGGGCATCTTGAGCGAGCTTGGCATCTCGATTAGTTTGTGCGAGCCGATCTTGCGCGGCCTTGTGTGCATCGATGGCAGACGACGTTTGACCTGACGAAGCACGCAGCGCATCCATCCCGAATCCGAGTGCAGCGACTGCGCCGAAGACTGCACTGATTCCTAGTACCACGGGGTTCAGGTTAAACAGCGCTAGTGCGGCGCTAACTGTCGGAACGACGCGAACGAGTGCAGCGAAGTCCGCAACAACATTGCCAACCTTCATCGATACCAACGCAAACCCCAATGCTGTTGCCGCAGCTTGGAGTAGACCCATATTGCTCGATGCCCAAGAGATGAAGTTCAGTAGAATACGACCCCCGCCTTCGACCACATCAGCCATGGCGTTACCGATCTTGGACAACGCGTCTTTGATCTTTGGCTCGCTCAACTTCTTTGACAGCCCCTCGACGCCCTTGGTGAGCCGATCAAATAGACCTCCCTGCTTAACCAGAAGTGGGCCACCATCTTCGATCTGCGAATAGTCGATCCCGACAAGCGAGAAGGCTAGGTTGCGAACCGACCCCGTGAGCCCTGAGAGCTTCCCGGTCATTGTGTTGCTCATCTGTTCGATCGCATCTGCAGGGACCATCTTCGCCATCGAGCGGTTGAAATCCTCAGCACTAATTGCGCCTTCTTCCATGCGCTTCTTAACGTCTTGAATCGAAATACCAAGGTCTTTGGCAAGTGCAGTGGTGATCGGGACGCCATTTTCGATGAGCTGCAGCGCATCCTGGGCATACAGCTGGCCAGCAGCATTCACTTGGCCGTAAACGACAGCAAGGCGGCTCCAGTCAGCACCAGTGGTGGCTACCATGCCTCCGAGTACCTTTACGTCGTTCTTCACCTGCTGCGCTGTACGTCCGTAACCAAGTAGGGTTTTCGCTGCACTTGTTACGTCTGGGAACGCAAACGGTGTACCGCGAGCGAAGTCATACAAGTCTGTGAACAGGCTCTTCGCCGTGGCCGCATCGCCCGTCAGTGCTTTGAAGGATGCAGCGGTGTTCTGCAACTGAGCACCGGAGGTCAGTCCGAATCCAATAAGTGCAGCGCCTCCGGTTACTGCTGTTGCCGCTGCTGCCCGTATTCCCGTAGTAATAAAGCCGAAATGACTTGTGAATTTATCTGCAGCCTCACGGGACTTATTGGAAACACTTTCGGAAGCTCCGTTAATCTTATCGGCTGCGCCTTCAATTACTCTGGATGCTTGGTCTTCGGCGGATATGGTGATCTTGATGTTCTTATTCGCCACTACTTAACTCACAACGGCTTATTAATTGTCTCGCTGCCGCCTCTTCTCTTCCAATTTATCACGCTCATCATAAAGCGACCATATGAGAATTGCCCGCTCTAGAGCTTCTTCAGGCTCCCTCAGGACATCATTGTATGAAAGATTGAACTCCTGCTGATAACGGAAGATGAGCAAGTCATCTTGCACGCTTGCCGGTACATCTACGGTCAGCCCACGGACTACGTAGTCGCGCATGCGCTCCTGGAGATCTTCTGCGGCGATCTTTGCATCGCCTACGAGGCTTTTGGGTCGGAATACTCGCTCGAATTCATTGCGTCATAGATGCGTTCGATAATGCCCATAGGAAGCAGGTCAAGCACTGTCACGGCGTCTTCTGAAGTGAACTTAACTAGAGCAAGACCACCAGCGTCCGCTTGTGAGTAGACCTGTCCACCAACTATATGACTCGTGACGACATCGACAATCCGCTCGGTCGCTTTCGAGTCATCGACGATCTTTTCTTGCGCAAGTTCACGACGCTCCGCAACAGTGATGGTGTTGTAGCGAATGAAGCACTGCTCGTCCCACTCATCAGCGATACCTGCGAGGCTGAATTTTCGGGTTAGCTTAAATGAAATTGCCATCGATGAGTCTCCAATTTAAATATGCCCCTATTTAAGCAAGGGGCATACTATTGGTCAATAGCGATCTACGCTGCAGCGTACGATGCGCGAGGGTTCTTGAGCACTGCTTGGATTGCTTTACCTACCGTTGCATCGAACTCGCAGTAGAAGCTCACCGTCTGCGTCACGATCTCGTCGCGGTCGCTCGACTTCTCAAGTTCACGGAAGCGCACCTTGGTAGCGATGAACTCCAGACTCGTTGCGCCGTTGGTCATCTTGATGCTCATGGCCTTGATTGCGTTGGAAAGATAGTCGTCTTCCACGTCAGTGCTGAGGTAGCGAATCACGAACTCCCCCTTGGCTTCGAAGACACCCCGATCAAACACAGGGTTATCGTCACCGCCTAGTGGGAACCACATCTCGGATGGTCGCTCGATGTTGAGCTTCAGACTCTTGGCAGCAATGGCCGGCGCGGCAGCCAGGCCAGCACTTGAAGCAGCGGTCTTGAGCACAATGTTCTTGCTCGTGAACTCTTTCTCAGTTGTGAGTGCGACTACCTCAGTTGATGCCTCACCGATTCGAGCCTTAACTGCAGAACTGACCTGTACCCAGCCCTTCTCCTCGGCTGTCAGTTCGAACGTATCGAACGTCGTGTAGCTGTGCCGCTTCGATTGGATCGGAGTGACCTTTGCGAGAGTGATCGCAGGTGGGATGGTCGACTGATTGACGTCAAAGGTGTGCGGATAGACCCCGCCAACTACCGCGCCAGTCGTGACTGATCCGAAGATCCCTAGTAGCGGAAACCCAACGCCGACCTCTGTGACCTTGCCACCGATCGTTCCTTCGACCCACTTGCCGACCACTTCACTGTCGTTGATCTTCTCGACAACGCCCATGGCGCTTTCGTTTTCGATGATCTCAAGCTTCGGCTGTACGTCCTGGTCAAGCCAGCGAATCCAGCCTTGCGGCGCGACCGTCACTGCTGGATCTGTTCCTACGCCGAAGCCAATCGCTTCACGCCTTCCTATGTATGGTTCAGTTGGCATCACCGTCCTCTTCTTTCTTTTTCTTTACTTTTTCGACTGCTTCTTCAAGGGTCTCTGCCTCAACGGTCCCAAAATTCGGCACGAAATACAGCCGAGCTTCGTGACTTAGTTGCTCGATCACCTCTTCCTTTGATTTTTTCTTGACACTTTCACTCATATCGCTAATTTACTCCATTATCTAAATCTTTTGAATAGGAAACCTGCACTCCGATGACGAGCATCAGCAAAGCACCTCCCTTACTTTCGACTACATCCCAGTCTGCACGGTCGACATCCATGATGTACGTACCTATGGTGGAGTCTTTCTTTTCCAAAGTGTTGTTGAAGTCCGCTTCATCGAGCGTGTCCATAATTAGATCGGTCAGGTCATACATTTGATCAATCGTCTTGGACTGAACCTTCGTCACGTCCTCCAGCTTCAGGTGAACCACCACCTGAAACCAGACATCGCGATCGTTCTCACTCATCGAGCCTTTGTTGTTCTCTATGTAGTTAGGAAGTACGCGAACCGACGGGTACCCCTCGAAGTCCTTCGAAGTGCTGTCAGTCACCTCCACGAACGCTGGCTCATCTCCGTTCTGAATCTCCGAGAGCACTTGCACCAGTGCGTCTTTGATTGATCTCGATTTACCCATTCATAAGTTCCTCCGTTAGTTTGCCTATCTCCATATCGAATCGTCGCTGTATGCGGGGTTCCATCAGCGTCACCGTTGGTGCGACGAATGGATGGGCCTTCGTACCCTTGTACGCGATCGACCGTTGCACCGCATATGGTGAGATTCCCTTAGCCTTCGCCCACTTGTAGAGCGAGGTATCGGGTTTCACGCTTGTCCAGTGAGGACGAGATCCGTTCTCGACAGCCTCCGCGTACTTGGCTGTTGGGCCGATGATCGCCGTTGTGCCAGTGACTTCCTGCTTGATTGACTGACGTAGATCTCCACTGACGCCTACCTGCGCTTTGATTCGCATCTCACGCTGTGTCTCGACAGCAACGATGTTCAGAACACGGTTCAGCCGAGTCCTGACACGTTCAGGTGCGATCTCCAGCATCTTGCGGACTTGAGCTGAATCGACGGTGATCGTGACAGATGCCATCAGATCACCTGCTCACACACCAGCTCGATGTGACTAACTGGTGGCACGTCTGTGTAGTCACGGATGTACTTGACGCTCAAAGTCATTCCATTGCAGGTCAACTGATCCCCAACCTTGACGTCTTCACCTGGACCCATGCTGACCTCGAATCCGCGACCCATCTGCATCTCGTTCTGGATAGTGACTGCTGATCCCATCGGCAGCGCGAGGCAGCGAATCCCAGTTGCGTAAAGCTGCATCTTCATTCGCCCATTCGTGCCCACCGGGGTATCCCTGCTGACGTTGCACGTGTGATTGAGTAGCAGCATCACACCCTCCGCATTGCGTAAGAGTTGATCACCGCCGTATCCCGCGTGACTGTCGAGCCAAGTGCTCCGTTCCCTGATCCGTCGCTACTACCTGCGGCAAACTGCAAGGTGTAGCTGCCAACCTGGGCGCGACTGACTTCCCGTCCACCGTTGGAAACGTACTCGTAGTAACTCGTCGCAAGTCCGAGACCTGCCAATACCAACGCCGCTGGTACATCGGCCTCTGCAACCCCGTACTTGTACTCGATCGAGAGATAGTCAAGTGTTGACGGTGGCAGCGACGTTTGCCGGCCTCTGCTCAGCACCAACCGCCCTTCGGGAGTCACGTAGTAGCTGCTGGAATCGATCGTGTGCGGATCGCTATTCGGGTATCCCGTTGCGACGGAGAGGACTTCGACGACATCCATATGGTCGAGCCAGACGATCCCCGAAGCGTTTTGAAGCTCCGTGACGGTTCTCGTCTCACCCCAACACCTACTTGTCGCAGTTTCGATCCAGGAGTTCACTGCGGCAACCACAAGGCCTCCTACGGTGTCATTTACACCAGGGTTTATATCCTTGAGTTGTTGGAGGGTGATTATCTTGCTCATCTAGCCTCAATATAAAACAAGAGAGCCGCTATTACTAGCGACCCTCATGCGAAGTTGAGCTGATCTACTTCTTTTCTGTCTTTGTTTCTGTTTTAGCCTCAGGCTTAGCGGCTTTTTCCACCGATTCACCTTTGGCCGTTTCGTAACCCTTGATGCCGCGCTTTGACACAGCGGCATCAATCGCTTTTAGTTCTTCGGCTGAGAGGTCTACCGCGTCACCGATACAGTGAGGGTAGACATCATCCACGAAAGTTACGACCGTCATTAGGCGAGTGTCACTCCGGTAAGTTTTGCGAAGTTGTTGCTTGTTGGAACACCACCAACTCGTTTGAGCATACGAAGTGTGTACACCGCACGGTCGAAGTCGTCACCACTAGTGCCAAGATCAAACGTAGTACCGAGTCGATCACCGATCACGTAGTCGCTGAATACGCCGTACCAAACCTCAGTCACGAAGTTCGGAGTCGTTCCCGTAGTTGGGATCTCATCAACGATGTACACAGGACGACCGAGGAGTGTGTTCGCACCGCTCTCAGTGATCGAATTAATGTACAGCGGACGGCCAGCAGTGTCTTTGAGACCAATGACCTTCGCGAGCGCAGCAGATGACATTACGTAGACGCCCTGGTTGCGGTATGCGGTAGGCAGTTTGAACTGGAGGGCTAGGAGATCACTCCACGCGAGAGCCGCACCAGCCTGAGCGAGTGTCAACGGAGTCACCGCGCTCGAACGGAAACCGAAAGGCTTGTCTGCGCCGTCGCCGTTCACAAACGCTTGGTTCTCAACGAGAGCCGCCTTCTGCGCTAGTTGGTTCTCAAGTAGGGCCTGAGCACTTGGGTTGATCGCTGCGTCTTGTAGGAACTCAAGAGTGATGCCCTTGATACGGCTCGCAAGCTTCTCTGGGACAAGCTCTTTCACCGCGAAGTTGACTTCTGTCTCTGGGATCAGCGCAGCTTCAGCGACCCAGTAAGCGTTGCCACCATCAGCAGACGGAAGTTGTAGTCGCGCTGGAGCGTTGCTGATTACTCGTGCGATCTGGCGGATCGGAGAGATGTACTCAAGTTGAGTGCGAATATTCGCGTCAACTGTCAACGGTACGAGGACTCCACCTTCGTCAGGCGTTCCGATCGTTTGAGCTTTAGCTTTGTACTGCTCGCGGATCTTCTTCTGCGCCTCGCCCATACCCTGGTTCGTTGCAAGGGCTTTAAAGAATGCCTTACTGATGTCCGCGTTCTTGCTGTCTTCTGTCTCGACTACGGTTGTCGTTCCGTCGCCTGCACCAGGAACTTGATCCTGTGACTTGTTTTTAATTGCTTCAGCCACTTTTTCGGCTGTGTACTCTTTGACTGTCTTCTTCATATCACCCCCTTCGGCAAAATAGATTTGGTTGGTTATTGCTGTTGTGACTCAGAGGCGAACTCTTCGTCGATCTGCGCCTGTAGCTCTGGAGTAAGTTCAGCGTCTTCATCGAACTCGTCCTCACCTGCACCGGGCTGGTCGTCTTCGCCGCCCTTAGCTGGTTGTCCTTGTTCGGTTGATCTGCTCGTCTCAACTGGCTTTAGTTCTGCGACTGTGGATTTGACCTCGGTTAGTTCACCGCTGACCGTCTCGATCTTGGTGTCGAGCGCTGAAAATTGCTCACCTAGGTTGACGATCAGATCGGATAGATCCTTCAGTTGGGTCTTTACTTCTTCCACGTGCTTCTCCTCGCCCTCTTCCGGCTCGTTCTTATTCAGTTGTTCCTGCAGCTCGGTCGCACCGTCTCGCATACTGCGCAGCATCCACTGGGCATCCTTGGTGTTGAGTGAGCCGTCCTTCAATGCGAGTGCCACCGCGTTTGCATTCGCAGGGATCGGCACACACGAGACCTCAAGCAGTTCATTGTCTTTCAGTACTGGAGTGTCGTCTTCCCACTCCATCGAGTGAGGTATGAAGCCAACACTGACGCAACGAAGCGTCCGCTTGACGTACTGGTTGAATACCGTCAGGGCCTTGGGGTTGATGTCTACGTCGAAGGTCAGCGTCCCGTAGGTACCGTCGTCTTCGGTCTTGATGTCACTCCACTGGCCAAGCACATCTTCAGGCTCGACGTTGTAGCTCTTGTGATTCCAAAGACCGATCGGGTTCTTCAGGAAGTTCTTCAGATTCCAGGACTGATCAACCTTCTCGCCGTAGCGGTCAATTGAATCGTCACTGATACGGAAGCGGATCGACTTATTCTCGTCGTCAATTGATTTGATCGTGGTTGTGTATAACTTGAGTTTCTTTTCCATAGTTGTTCTCTAATCCTAAAGATACAACTATGTTCACAATTAAATCAATAGTACGAAGTGGTCAAGTCATGTAGAGTCACGCCATGAGTACACCGATTAGGCCGCCGATGCCCGAGTTGAGCCGTTCAGTCAAGGCAAAGGTTCAGCGCGGGATACTCCATATCGACACCCTTGAGGCCGCGGTAATCGACTGGGCGAAGAACGGCACCCACGTTGTTCACCACACGTCGCGCGATGGTCGGACTTTTGAAGTCGAACTTCGTGTCTCGTCACCTCCGCCAATTGACGAGTGGGGAACAATATTCGGAGATGCCATCCATAACCTGCGATCAGCTCTGGATGCGTGGATGTGGGAGAAGGCGAACGAACTCTCATCGGTTCCGATCAATCCGCACGATGTTCAGTTCCCCGTGTCGAAGGATGGTGACGCCTGGAGAAAATGGCGCAAACGAATGAAGCCCTACATCGATGAAGCTCTGATCCAAGGGCTTAGGGTGTCACAGCCACACCTAGTGACGGTCGAGGGACAAAACGCTCTTCTCGGCCTCCATAATCTTGACAACATCGATAAGCATCGTACATTCCATGACATCAGAGTTCTACCAAAGGCAGTCGATAAGATTAACTTCACTCTTAACGGACCGCGAGGCCCTGGAAATGATTTCCGACTTGAGTCGGGTGTCATCCCCGCAGAGACAGGTGGCGTTCTTCTTAAGATCGAGTTCGATAGACCACCACTTGACATTGAGCTTTCGAAACATTTTACCTGGGAAACCGCATTCGAGACCGACGCGGGCATACACAACACTTCGGAATCACTTCGAGTGTTTGCAGAGGCGGCGCAGCGCTACCCGTTAATCGCTGAGTACAAAGCAGCGGAGATCCGGGCAAACGGCGGATCAGAGGCACCCGAGAGCGATGATGAAACTACCGATGACGACGGTCGCGAGAAGTAGTGCGCCGATGAACAATCCATCTTGCGAGCTAGGGCTGACAGTGGGCGCGGTAGCGGGCGTACCCGAGCTGATTGCTCGCTGAGCCACGCCGTTGATGGGCGTCATCACTCCTACCGGGTCGTAGGTGAACAGTCCGATCCCCACTTCGTCGGCGTACTCAATCGCAGCCTTGCTGTATGCGGATGCCGCAAAGAAGAACAGCACCTTCTTGGTGTCAGTCCCCCGCGCCCCGTAAAGCTGCTGCATCTCAGGTCTACCCGCAGCACCGCCTTTCCACTTCACCTGCGCCAGAGCACGTGATGATCGGACGTCGATCCCACCATCTGCTCCCCCAGTAGTTGCGACGGCATCAGTAAAGCCCCAGGTCTTCATAACTTCAGCGGCGTTCAATTCGGCTTGATGTGGGGTGGTGATGTACTGCATCTATTTGCATACTCGCACATACGTTCGATTGGTGCTAGCCTGCGTCTGGGCAGGCGTAGTCGAAGGGAAGCTTCTGCGCCTGCCTTTAGACAGACTCTTCCAGGACCGGCAGCAACACACATCGACAGTTCCCGTGCAGCGAAGGCCCGTGTATGTCTGTGTAGTCGAGCTTGATCGTCTTGCCGTCATCCCCCTCGAAGATGTCCCCCTTCTTAAAGAACTTCTTTCTCAGACCTACGACCGTGCCGTGCATCGGTCGGCAGAATTTACACACACGCTCATCAAGCGCTGTGTACCACTCCTTCGACTCGACAACACCAGACTGACTCCACGCTTCGATGTCCGCAAAGCTTTGTGCCGTAGTAACTTCCGTACGTGCGATGCGATCAGCTCGGTAGGTTAGGGCAGCGCCGAACACCTTCTCGATGCGTGCTCGAAGCTCGAAGCTCGTTTCGCCGGCCTGAATCCCCTGCGACAGTTCAGCCCGTAGTTGCTTCTCAGTTTCGTCGTTGATGTCCTTCGCAACTTTGGTGCTGCGCCCGTTGTAGTAGGCCTGGATTGCCGAGTTGAATGTGTTGAACAGCGAGGGATCTAGTGCGACCTGTTGCATCGCGAGCTTGCCCGTCTCACCGATGACAGTCAGCAGTACCGGCGCTAGTGCACGCGCCAGCTCAATGTCTAAACCATCCCACTCGACCACATCGCTGAGCCAGTCCTTGCGGGTGTAGCCCTTGGTAGGCGTCGGCGTGATGTCCAGCTTGCCCAGGATGAATGTCCGCTGGCTGTCGAATTGAGCGCGGAGCGACTGAAGCATCGCTGCTTCGTGGCGATCTCCCTTACGGCGATACTCCTCGACTTTGTCGTCGGCGAAGTCTCGGGTCACTATGGTTTTGGGAAGCTCTTCTTACCCTCAGCCGTTGTGCCCGTTGAGGTTTCATCTTTTCCATTGCCCTGTGGCGTCGTTTCAGGCGTTTCCTGGCGCGCTAAGGCTTCAAGTGGACTGAGAGACCCTTGTGCGTAGATCGTCGATCCTAGGCCTTCTGGTAGCGGCTCCATGCCGTACTGTTCACGAACCTCATCGATCGTCAGCCATTTGTTTACGCCCTTGTCAGCCTCTTTGAGCTTGGCTTCTTTGTCTTCAGGTACGGGATTCACGAAGTCGAGTTCAAGTGATGGATCGTAGACCTGTATCCAGCTGGTGTTCTGCAGCTCTACCCAGTCCTCGATGCGAGGGAGGACGTTGTTGATCGTGTGGATGTAGATCGCACCGTCCATGATCGACTTGTTGGCGTTCTCGATCATGCCAACGACACCAGGTGAGGTCTGGAACATCGCGAAGATCTCGTCGCGAGTGAACTTGCGACTGTTGAGGAAGTCGAGGTCTTGCTGGCTCACCATGTAGGGCTTGGCATCACCGTTCTCTACCAGGAGGTTTTTGTACGCGTTCTCGGAACCAGTGTGTTGATCACTGAACTGTTCTTTCCAGCGCTTGTAGACCTCATCCGACATCTCTTCTTTGGTTGAGAAGATCAGTCCTGGACGTGCGTTGTTCGCGAAGAAGCGGCGATTCCAGTTCTTCATCTGCTCATCGGTGTCGATGGTCGCGGCTGCTGCCGTGATGATGGACTGACCGAAGTACGGATTCCGCGGATCAGGGTTGAGATCGCGGATCACGGAACCGATCGAGTAGATCTTGTTGTCGAACTTCACCGTGCTCTGGCTGTACGTCTCCCCCAGCTTGAACTCAACGAGATGTGCAGGCAAGACATGGAATGAGTCAGGTAGTTGCCCCTTCGCAGGCTCGAAAGGCTTGTCGCCCTTCATCATCAACTCGTAGCTCTCACCTGTGAAGTTCATGTAACTGAAGTGGAGTCGGCGCATCTGTTTGCCCTTGAGCGCACCGTTCGGGCGTTTGAGCAGGTCCAAGATGTCGTGTTCGAAGATCTCGGTCCTATCCCCCTTCTTGTCCCGCTTGTAGAGCTTCAGCTCAACCCTGGCAGTCGGGCGCACGATCGCGTCGTTCGCAGTGAACGCCCAACCCAGATTGGCGGTGATCGCCTCCTGCTTGGTGCGGTAGTTCTTGATGGAGTTGCCGGTATCGAACATCTCAAGCGTGTTGCTGAGATGAGGAATGAAGGCTTTGTTCCTGCCGAGTAATGCTGATGCGAGCTTGATACGAAGGGGTGTTCTTTTTTGTGCCATATGAAGTTGTGTGCGCTACGGTTGTTCTATTTCTGATATTAGAGCATCTGGTGCGTTCCGACCAGACTATTTACTTTTCTTGTCGCGGTAGTTCTCTTTAACCCACTTATCTACATCTTTATATTCACGCTTCAATTTTCGAACCTCAGGATGCCTGACCCACTCCGCCCACGTGTAGTGATTGAAATCGGGCTCCTTAAGCTCGACAGGGCTATGAGTGTCGAGTTCTAGGCTCCATAGCTTTCCGTTTGCGTCGCGGAATTTTATCCAGAACTTCTCAGTGTTTGAAAACAGAAAGGGATACGTTACCTTGAAAGACTTTCCCGGGCCAATATGAGTGCTCTCGAAACCATTGACCTGCACTCTACCGCCAGTAGTTTTCTTCCATTCTTCCAGCATGCCTTCGAGTGTCTTTACTCCCACTGGCCTAATCTCACAGGCTCTGCTGACAACTTCTTCGAACGGACGTCTAGCCTGCATAGCCTGGATATCGTAGATGGCGCGGTCCGAATCGTTATATACACGTCCGATTATCTTGTCGTCGGTCTGCCTGATATGAGCAAATCTGATCTGCTGGGCTTGTGCCCGCTCTTCCCTTTTAACCGTCGACCGATAGTAGTAGGCCGCCGTCGCAAGAGACATCACCGTTCCCAGCGTCCCGACCCATGCTGCAGCCGTCCCCCACACGCTAGCCAAAAATGGATACTCCAAGAGATCACCCAAAGTCATCCGCTGATCATGTCAGATCACGCGGTTCTTACCCTGAACTCCTTCTTCTTCGTGCCGTGGATCGTGATCACCGCGTACCGCTCCATGTCGCAGGCGTCGTCATCTTGCTTCACTGGTTCGTCAAGCGGCTCGTCGTTCTTGTCCAGCTTCCAGCTGTAGTTTTCCTTCTCCCATGCCAAGTCCTCACAGGACGGGTCCATGGTCAGACGTCCTTGATGGAGCAGAGATTTCGACTTGTTGATGCCCTCTAAGACTGAGCCGGCACCCTTGACCACAGGCTGGATCTTGAGTCCGAGCTGTCTGTTGAGTGTATCGATCGCCAGTGGGTCTTCCGAGTCCCCGATCTGGAAGTCGAGTTTGGTATCCCCGATCAAGTCACGCACGGCGTTCATACGCTGCTCGTCACTGAGCTTGCGCTTGTAGACCATCCGATCCAGATGCAGGCTGTTGTCCGAGCCAATGGCAAAGATCCCTGCTGCGAACGGGTGGTTGTAACCGAAGTCGATACTGAGCGCCCATCGTTCAGGGGTGAACGGCAACATCTTGATGTGCTGATCGCGGTTGAACTCTTCGTAGATCAGGCCTTCCATCTTGTGGTACTCGGCCAGCATCTCCTGGGCGTACTGAGTCACGGTCATCTCGCCGCGCATCTCATCCAACTCTTCGACACTCAGGAAGGGATTGTCGAAGCTCGTGAAGTGGAAGACCTCATAGTTCGCGTTCGTCTTCGACAGCTTCTCAAGCCGGTAGAGCGACTTGTAGCCTTTCGGCGTACCCATGAACAAGGCGCGTCCGCGATAGTCAGCGAGGGTCGCACGGATGATCTCGCGCCATTGCTTCTCGAAGGCACGCATCGAGTCCAGCTCGTCCAGGACCACCAGGCTGTACTTCTTGCCTCGGGCAGTCTCGATGTTCTCCCAGCCGAACAAGCGGATACGGTTTAGCGACCCGTCAGGCCGACGAAGCGTGACCTCAAGTCGCTGTTCGTTGTGAGACACGTAATTGCTTGTGCCTATGACGTTTTCGAGGAGTTCCGCCCATACGATGTCGCGAGCTTGATCTCTAGTGGTGGCGAAGTAAGCAACAGGCCCTGGCTCAAAGAGGCACGCACCCTTCATCTCCTCGACTGCGTAGGTGGTCTTGCCGAAGCGTCGACCGCACCTGAGGACTTTGAAGCGAGAACTACTCTCCGCTATCTTCCGTTGTGACTGGTGGAGTCTCGCCACGGTCTTGCATCCTGGCCAAAATGGCGCTGTCTAATCCGATCGGCATGAGTGGTGCGCCCTCGGCACCAGTGAGTTCCTGGCGATCTTTCCAACCCCAGTTGTTCTTCAGTGAGAACGCGGCCCCCGTAGCTGAGCGACCATAGAGCTGGCTCTCGGCATACTCGTGACAACGAGCGTAAGCAGCGCTAACCGAGCCGAAATACTCGTCGCGTTTCTTGTAGTTGACGAGCGTATCCCGGTCGATGCCAAGGGCTCTCGCAAGCCCCGAGACCGTGTACGGCTTCTGCTCCGTCAAGATCGTCCGGGCGTGGAACAACATGTTGTCCTGGCCATCTCGTCCGGTCTCGACGAGTGCCTTCGTCGTGTGTGGGTCACACTCGGCGAAGTAGTTCTGAATTGCAAGATCAAGTTCTTCTACCGACTTGAACTTGAGCGGTCGTCCGCCCTTGTTCTTTTCTTCCTGAGGGGTTTGTTCTTCCATATACCACTATTTATGCACAAAATGTTGGGTTTGTGAATATCAGGCCTCAATTAGAACTGTCGGTGGAGGTGTGTACGGTGCTCCTAAATCGGCCGAGAACGCCTAAGGAGCAACATGCAACCGTCCATCACGTCCAGCGTCAACGACATCATGAAGGCTTCTTGGAACATCACAGATGGAAAGGTAGTCCCTAAGACCGAAGACATCGTCCTGAAGAATGGCGGACGCCTGATCGACGCAACCTACGTGTACGCCGACCTGGCCGATTCGAGCACGATTGCCCAGAGCCTCACGAAGGAAGCGGCAGCCAAGATCATCCGTGCATTCGTCAACACGGCCACTCGCATCCTGCGCAACCAAGGTGGTGAGATCAGAAGTTTCGATGGTGACCGAGTGATGGCGATCTTCATCGGGGAGAGGAAGAACTGGAACGCCGTTCGGGCGGCCTTTGCCATCAACTGGGCTGTCCAAGACGTCATTCGCCCTGCTATCAAGTCGAATTGGAGTGACGGCGAGAACTTCTACAAGATCGGCCACCGTGTTGGTGTCGATACTGGCGAAGCTCTGATCGTCCGTGGTGGTGCCCGAGACAACAACGACTTGATCTCGATCGGGGGCGCACCGAACATTGCAGCCAAGTTGAGTGACCTGAAGAACGGTCACTCAACATATGTGACGGATCGAGTGTTCGACGAGTTGACGGACGATTTGCTCTACTACACACAGAACGACGTTCGGCATTCCTGCTGGTCGAAGCTCTACCCAGCTGTGAAGATCGGCGGCACAAACAACACTGTCTATGGCTCTACTTGTCATTGGGCAGTCTGATGACCGATCCCGTCGACACCGCCTGGAAAATTCACGCAGCCCTGACCGACTGGACCGGCAAGGTTGACACCAAAGCCTCCTTCGCACTGACGATCGAGAGCGCACTCCTTGTAGGAGTGATCACGCTATCGAGCAAAGACCGAGTGTTCGAGCACCTAAGTGGATGGGCAGTGGTCTGGTATGTCATCGGTAACTGCCTGCTTGTTCTAGGAGTTATTTGTGCGGCATGGGTTGTTCGTCCTCGACTCCGATCGTCAAACCTCGTGCCCGAGTCACAGAGCAACTTCATCTACTTCGGTCATCTACGTGAGTTGACTCCCGATACCGTGCAGGACCATCTGGAAAACACACCGATCCTGCCCGTCCTGTCTAAGCAACTAGTGGAGATGAGCAAGATTGCGTGGATTAAGCACCGCATGGTTCAGGTGTCGATGACCCTTGCACCTGTCGGCGTCGTCTTCCTAGGGTTCAGCGCAACCTACTGATCGCTGGAGGTGGGGTGATCGGCTAGTTCAAGCCCCGCCCTCACGATCTTGTCCGTTGTGCTGAACACCGCACGAATCGCCTTGTCGTCAGGCTTTTCGCCGCTGAGCCAGGACTGCACGTAGCCTCGACTGACAGAAGCATCCATCTGATCGGTAGCTCCTAGCTCGTTGAGAACCAGGTAAGCCGTTGCCTCAGCTTGGAACTCAGCGATTCCCCTGTGTTGGGTGTACTCAGCGTGAGCGTCTGCTGCTGTGTGTCCAAGGACTACATGTCCGAGTTCGTGCATCAGAGTTTTGAACGGGTAAGGGGCTACGGGAGATACGGCGACGTTGCGCTCGTAGGAGTAGCCGGCCACATTGCCATCAAGTCCTTCGTACGCAACCCGGTTGATTGCAAGTGCTCCGAGTGCTCGCTTCTCACTCCATTCAGGTGGCTCGTACTCAGGTAGATCGTCGCCTTCAGTCTCAGACACGGTGAACAGGCAGTTGACGGGTTTGAAACGCATGAACTGCTCTTCCTCGCCTTTGTCGTTCTCCCGCTTGATGGTGATCGGGCGGATGATGAACTTGGCCTTGCTGCCCTTCTGGACCTGTCTTCCAAGCTCCTGCCAGCCCTTGAACGTGTTGATCGGCTCTGTAACGCCTTGGCTCATGAGTAGCGCCTGGTTGAGCAGTGAGTAGCGTCGAAACCTGTTGTACGCGTTGCCAACATCGCCAGGCATGTTCAGGATCTCTTCCATCATGGCCGGGTAATCGATGTTGAGTGGTTCGGGAGCTTTGCGCTCGGATGTTCGTCTGGATTTGGTTCTTTCCATATGGGGCTAGTTAGCTACCTCCTGCTTAGTTTTGAGCGCAGTGAGTTCGTGCCACCTAGCCTTCAGTCGCCTGAGGGATTGGATAGAAGTCTCCTCTTTTGCAGCGAGTCTGTTCTCATCTATCCTTGCTTCACGCTCCTTTGCTTGAGTGTAGGTGTCTATGAGCGGAGTGCCGTGATGGTGCATCGCAGCGTAAATATCCCTGCTTTCCACAACCACTCCATCTGGATGATCGATATGCAGCTTGTCAATCAGCATCGCTACTAGCTGATCTTCCAGCTCTTCTCGTGTTAGGTTGGTTGTTGGTTTAGTAGGGTTGGTCATCCGTCATATCCCCTATATTTAAGTATTGTATTGTGAACGCCTGCGTAATAAGCGCGTCGAGCATAATAGAATAGCAAGTAGTGTTCGGCTTCTATGTTCTTCTTAAACCCCCGACTCTCCCGCTGCTTTCTGACTTGACCGCTCGGATATATCCAAAGTAGACCCCATCCTTGCGGCAGCTCTTCTGGCTTTATCATCCCCTTGGGACAGCAGTAGTAACGATCATCGCCCATGCCTGCATTTTGATTAATCCGAAATGGCTTCCTCCTGTCCACTAGAAAATCACTACGAGAAACTTTACACTCGATGACTATGGAATTGCGTGCATTAAAAGCAATTACATCAGGAAGCTCGGCGTTATGACTATAAAATTCAGGCAGAACGACATCTGATCGTTTACGCATATATTCAGCAGCAGTAGATACGCACTCTGCATGCGTCATGACACCGATCTCTGGAGAGGGGCTTACGTCATCTATTTCAACCTCTTTGTACTCGCGCTCCCTCACTTCGGCTAATAGCTGGTCGGTACTGAAATCTAACAGGTTACTCATTACTTCTTATCTCCCCCATAAAGGTTCTTTCGTTTCTCTAACATCTTCTTTAGTTCATCGATGCGCTCTCTATGAACATTACCAGTCGTCCACTCAAGCTCATCGATCCTGCAGCGTAATGATGCCTGCATTACCTGCTCTTCATTCGCTTGTTTAATCGAAGACATGGACGCATCGACAACCTTTATCACTCCATCGCGAGTCTGCGACACGTCATAGACAATCTTCAAAATATTGCCGATTGCTTCGGTCAGTTCTATATCGAACTCTGACTCTGTAGGGGTGTTACTCATCCCCGCTCCTCCATACTCCCCGCCAGATACCCGAACGGGTCATCCGACACAGCGACAGTCTGGGTACGAACCATCCACTCCTCACCCCAAAGTGCTCGGCAGAAGTCGTGGTTCATCAGCAAGATCCCCAGTACTGCACGAGGTGGCATGTTCCACTGGTTAATTAGATCCATGGTTCCGAAGAGTGCAGGGTTGTCGTAGCCGTTGGTGTTGGCGAGTTTTATTGCAGTGCGGAGGGTTTGAGTTGGGGTCATGAGGTGACCTCCAGGAGTTCTGGATTCTCGTGGATGTTGCCGATGACCTCGATGAAACAGTTGTCACCGTCATACTTCGCGGACAGGTACATATCGACATAGCCCCCACGGCTGATGTCCTTCCAGCCTTCATGCTTGTGATGGAGCGCGACGGTATGAAGGAACCACGCAGCCTTGTACGTAGGCATTTGGACTTCGTAGTAGATCAAGTCGTAGTGATCGCTGCGTCTTTGCGAGCGGACGATGTCACCCTCATAAATCTCGACGCCGTTCTTATCCTTGAGTCCAGTGAACTGCTGCCAGTCGAGTTTCTTCTCGCGCCTCGCCCTCGGCTGATACGGCAAACCCATGTCTTCGGGCTTTTGAACGATGAGGTATTCAAACGGTTCGCTGCTGAACTCAGCTGTCGCGAAGCTCTTGGAGTGGCTATCCCAAGCTCGAAGCTTTATCTCTCTCATGCCATCTCCCCCGCCCAGTCCTCATAAGCAGCTTCGAGCTTCTGGTAGTCAGCGATCACCTCTTCCTCAGACTTGTAGTCACCTACGTGAACGAAGCCATCGTCGGTTTCAACGAGGAGGTAGTGACCGATTAAGGTAGACGGATCAGCGAGGCCGGCAGACTGCATGGCTTCCTCGAAGTTGGTCGTTAGCTCTTGAAGTTCGGCTTCACTGTTGCTGATCCTGGCGAAGTAACCAGTGGTAGATGCGGTGTCCCCTGAGCTTTGGTTGGCCCAGCCTTCTAACGAGAGGTGATGCAGGACTTCATCGCGAGGCGAGGAGTACTTGGTGCTGATGTACTCGGGTTTGGATGTCTTTTCTAGATTCATATATTCATGTTTCTCCTATGCAAATAACTATGAGCCAAAAGACCATTAAATGCAATAGCGAAATGCCCAGACTTATCCACAGTTTTCAACTTTACTATTGCAATTCTTTAGACTTTGTGTTTAAATAAGTAACGTAATGATAGTTAAAACAAACGGTTCACTAAACATCCCCCTAACAGCAAAGATCACCCTCACCCCGTACGTTCGCAAGTACGCGGATAAGATCGATTACTTGTTCACCCATCAGACGATGGACGGCTACACACCCTTTCCGAATCGCTAACCCCACCTCGCGATTCTCTCGATTCCCCACCCCCGAAACTCGCTATCCCCTTTCTCGAAATCTCGCATAAAATGGGTCGAAATCCGCATTCGGCTATTTGTCCCGTGCGCGATTTTCCAGAGAATTGGGAGGCCACCCATGGATACCGCCAACACCACCGCATTCGACAGGTCACGGGGGCTCTCCCTTGACGATCTCCTCCCCGAGTCTCAGCGGGTACACACACCGGAACCCGAGTACGAGATCTACGAGCCGGAACAGCCGCCGGCCACTCGCAGGTATCGCTCCCGCTGGCGTCGCTGGACGATGTACGTTGCGTTCGTAATGCTCACTCCCCTAGTGCTTTCGGAGATGGTGACGCTCTCGTACCGATGGTTCACGCCACCTCGGACGTCGTTCATGCTGCAAGACGAAGGCCCGATCGTTTACCAGTACGTCGATCTCGACCACATCAGCCGATACATGATTGCAGCAGTCATCGCCCACGAGGATCAGCGACTTGGTATGCGAGCTGGTGGATTTGAGATCAGCGACTTGACCTCTAAGGCAAGGGAATACATGGACGGCGATGCTGGAGTAGGTGGATCAACCATCCCCCAGCAGTTGGTGAAGAACATCTTCCTCTGGCCTGGACGTAGCGCTATCCGTAAGGGACTCGAAGCAGTTATGGCGACAGAGTTCAGCTACTCAATGTCAGATCAGCGGATCTTGGAGCTGTATCTCAACTATGCACAGTTCGGTCCTGGTCTTTACGGGGTGTGTGCAGCGAGTTGGTACTACTTCAACACCCCGCCATGGTTCATGAGCGAGTACAACGCCAACCAACTATCGGGAGTGCTCCCTCGACCCGCGTACATCGAACGTGCAGCAGACGGCGGAATCTACCTTGGACCCGATGCTGATCAGCTCGCGATTGAGAGGGTGGACATAGCCGCGAGGTTCAACCCTGGCTCGATCGCTGCGCTTGGTGGATGGGAAGGCACGGTTGCGACGGTGGGGATTACCGACTCTGCACTTGATCACGCAGAAGAGCGCGGCGAGGACTCTTGCTCGACCATGCCTGACAGTGTTGCTGAACGCCTGAAGGCGGAGGGCTACAACTAGTCGTGGATGTTGACGACAGAGTGCCGTGGTAAGACTTCACGATGGATTTCATCTTGGGCGTGCTGCGGTTCTTACAAGCAGTGGCGGGACTCGTCGGAGTCGTCCTTGTGCTTGTAGGTGGTTGGGATCTGTATCAGACAAGTAACAAGTCAGGCACCAGCGGCTACAAAGAATCTGAGAAGAAAACGATGAAAGACGATTTCCATATGCTGCTACTCGGTCTGGGTCTACTCGTCGTGTCCGGTGCGGTCTTCTCGTTCTTCTAGACGTTGCGGACTAGATCAGGTGCACTCTCGCTGCGCTGGTCGATGTAGTCGCGCCAGTACTCAGGGCGTGGGCAGTAGTTGAAACGAAGGTTCGTCTCGGTGCCTGCCGTTTGGATTAGGAGATTGCCGTAGCCCCCAACGAACGCCAACGGTCCCCCGCGCTGCACGTTGAGGTCTTCGATCTCATTCCAATCGCAGTGTGTCTCGCTGCTGAGGAACAGACTCCCCCAGTTCTTGATCGTCACACCGCTGTCGTTGAGTGTCATCGAGTGGAGGTTGTAGACGATGGCGGTAACTGCTGTGGAGATCAGAACGACGACGCCCATCAGCTGGAGGATCGCAATCGGTGTCGTGTCCCGTGGGTTCTGGGTGTGGAGGAAGTACGCCAGGCCATAGATGAATCCAGCGATCAGAAGTCCAACCAGAATCAACCCAACTAGACCAAAGAGACTGCGCCGGATGATGATTGGTTGGTTACCCATATGTTCTTAACGTACGACAATGCTTTAAATATGTCACTAGGAACGCACAGAAGGCCGCTCGTGAGGTTCGAGCGGCAAAGATGGGTGTGTGGTCATGCTGACACGTCAAGCGGGTCAGGATTCAAGTAGATGTTGCCGATTACTTTGCATCCCTCGAACATCTTCTTCGGGGGTCGTCCGTCGTAGTATGTGTGTTCCCATTCAGCCTCGTATTTATTCCAGAATACCTCTCCAATGATAGTTACATCTGAATAGAAAGGATGGAGATTTGGGTCGAGCTCTATATAGTCGCCTTCATATATCTCCACACCGTTCTTGTCCAGCAGTCCGGTGTACTGCATGACAGGATGTTTCCACTCTTCCGTTGCGTCACGATCATATTCATGCCACCAAGTGCCGTCATCAGACGGAGACAGGCACACACCGGCAAGGTCCACCTGGAGCATCTGCTTGCCGTCCCATGTTCGGAATTTGATAATCCGACTCATGATCGCATCCTCACCGACTGTATTGCCGCCAACTCCTGGGTTCGCACGGCTGAGTAATCGACAACCTGGATCACGGGAGTGATGACCTGCGGTTTAACCCGCTGCCTAGATCCGCCAAGCCTCATGATCAGAACGATGAACTGCACGCATTCAATCGACAGCTCACGACCGAACAGGATGATCGAGAGAGTGGTGAAGAAATCAAGGATGTTCTTCTCATCAACCGTCACAGGACCGGCCAGGATTTCATCTCGCAGAGTCGTTTTCACGAACGCACTCCAACATGCTGCACAGTCACCGTCGTCGTCTTCCCTTGCAACATCCCGGTCTTCTGGCAGATCCCCTGCTCTTTGAAGTCACCAAGCACGTTCTCTCGGTGAGATGGACTGTGCATCCAGGCAGCAACAAGACTCGCATCGTCAGGGTATGACTTCGCAAGGTTCTCCCCCGCAGTTGTGTAGCGGTAGCCGGCCTTTTCGATGAAGGTCCAGGGAGTCATGCCGTCTGGTGAGGTATGTGCCCAATAGTCCTGTGCGAGCATGTGATCCGCTTTGGCGCACGCGCTCGATCGAAGTGTGTCGCTTGTTGTGAAGGGTTGTTTGCCTGCTTTGGTTCTCTCGGCGTTGACGAGCGCTTCGAGGGAGTTCGGATTGAAGGTGCTGGTGGAAACAGCGGCACGCTCTGTCAGTTCAGGCTGCGGCGGCTCAGATATGTCCTTCTTGAATATTTCGGTCTGAACGTAGATCGACAGTACCATTATGAGACCAGCTAACAGGATGATCAGGATAGTCGTTGCGGGATCGAATGGTGTGATTTTGAAGCGCTTCAATTTCATCCCTTCACATCCCAAGTGTCGCTCCAGCTGGACTGCAGAGGTTCGTTGGCAAGGAAGAACTCGATACAGGAGTCGAAACCGCGATCGATACGCTCTTCATACTCAACACGGTGGTCACCATTAAGTACGTAAAACGAACCATCGCGGACGATTGCCGTTTCACAGTTCCCACCATCACCCGCAAAGGGGCTGAACCCACTACCCGGATGTTCGTTGTAAGAAATGTAAAAGTCTTGGGCGGGATTTTCCAGGATGATGTTGCGCCCCATACGTATCCATCCTTTGACCGCTTGAATCTTGCGGCCAGTATCTATCGCCTTCGGTTCAAACATGTCCGATTCTTCGAACCCCTCCCTTCCTGGAAAGGCTACGAACGACAGATCGATGGCGATGTATCCCGGAGTTCTCCCTATCGTCGAACTCTTCAGGTGGATGGCATCGGTAGATTCGAGCATATCTGCGAGGTATCTAAGCTGATTAGATGTCTGGTTACGCCCCATGACTATCGCTCCTCCTCGACAAGCACCGTCCACTCACCATTCCCCGAAACATCGAGGTAGTAGCCACCAGATGCCCTGTACATCAACGTATCTCCACCTACTGGAGCCATCGTGACCTCAGGGATTCCGCCGTTCTTGTCGAGAGACTTACCCTCTGCCATCACGTAGACGTTCACGAACGGGCTGTATTCACCGTTCACTGTGTAAGTGATCCGTTGCTTGGAGCTGTTCAGCTGGAAGATGTCACTGCGCTTGCTTGTCGAGCCGGATAGCTCGATGACCTTGTGCCAGGACTTCTGTTGCGCGGGTGCTGGTGTCGAGGTTTCAGTTGGAACTACGAGGCCAGTTGGTTGATCGGTCTTTTGAGTGAAGGCTGCGACGGCGATGAAGGCCACGATTACTAGTAGAAAGACTACGAGGCCGCGGCGGTTCTTATTGGGTTGATCGTATGAACTCATATTGCATTGATTCCTGCTTATTTACTATGCAAATAACTATGAGCCAAACTAACGATAAATGCAATAGCGAAATGCACCGTCGAGGATCAGGCTGTGGAAAAGCCAATCATGCGCTCCTGTAGTGTCCCGCGAGTGCTCAAGAAAATTGCCTACGGTGCCGGTCTGGTCATCGTCGTACTCCTCGCGACACTGGCAGGTCAATACCTGTTCGTCCTGGCTACGGGAACGAGATTCAACGAAACGCAGTGGGCCGCAGCAGGTGCGTGGTTCGGCGGGATCATGACGTTCGGTGCAGTGAGTGTAGCTCTTGGTCAGACGTGGCTTACTAAGACAAAGGCCGACCAAGACATCGCCAATCTGAAAGCACAGGGTGTCACGGATCGGCTCCGACACAAGGTAGAACTGGCCAAGGCTGACGAACGTCTTGCGCAGCAGCTAGATGCAGTCAGGCGAAGCGAGCAGATCCAAGCGATCGCTCCCATCGTGGGTGAGCTTTCTTCGTTTGTTGCTGCAACCCACTACTTGGTAGTAACTCTTCAAGCATGTCACTACAGGCCGATACCCGAGAACCTAAGTGATCGTGACCGTGCAGAGGTGCAATGGGATGCCGTATCTGCCCAAACCCATGCCGCTATCGCACGGGCGCTGATGGTGGTTCAGGAGCCACACTGCTACACCGCAATCGAAGATGCCTTCCGTAGCTTCTTGCGTGTCAAAAAGGAAGTACGCGAGTCCGTCCGAGCATCACCTGGCAAGAAATCAGCCTACGAAGACCTGCAAGTCTTGGTCGATGCCGCAAACCGTCACCGTGCCCCGTTGACCCGTGCAGTACGCACTTACCTACATCCGCCAAGAGCAGACGAACCGCTTATAGACCCTAATCAGCTACGGATCGACTACACGGTTGGTGGTGAAGACCCACTCAAAGCGTAGCTGCCCCGCGAACAATCCAATCCCACAATTTCCCCCTCGCCCCGAGTCACCAGCAAGTGAAAAGTCCGCAGCCGGACCTGCTTAGATCTACCAATGACCGCGAAAGCCGTTGATCCGGCCACTGACCCCGAGACCACAGAGGTCGAGGAAACCCCAAAGGTCGAGCCTGCGACACCCGAAGTTGACGCTCCCGTTCAAAAGCCCCGCCTGTTCGACTGCAAGCTGCACGTCCCGTGGATCGATCTACAAATCCCCTACTGGTGCATCTGGCTTGCGGCGCTTCTTCTTGGAGTATTGCTCGGTTGGTCGTTCTCTGACGGATGGGGCGCAACCCAGTGGGGACCACTGGCTGCGTGGTTTGGCGGAATTTTAACCGCAATTGCCGTAAGTGTGTCGCTTTGGCAGGCTTCCACTGCGAAGCAGAAGTCGATCAAAGACGAGGCTGATGCCGCCAACCGACTCATAGACGAGCGGCAGCGACAGCAAGAAGAGACCGCTGCGACAGAGAAACGTCATCAAGCCGAGCTAGAAAGAGCAGACAACCGACTTATCGCACAGTTCGATGAACAACGACGCATGGAACAAATCGGCGCGGTTAAATCTTTTTGCAACTCGATGAATGAAATCTTTAACTCGACATGGTCTGAGATGTCGCGTTCTCGCGCTTTTGCAGATGCCGAAAAAACTCCACAATTGATCGAACAGTCACGGATCGAACGACAGTCGTGGGCCCGCACGGTCAATAACTCGTCTCAAGATGCCGCTCTATCTCTAATTGGCTTATATGATCAACAGCTCATAACAACGGCCGACCAGGCTCTCCATTCAGTGGAATCGCTGCGGCGCGAAATCACAGGTCCAGCCGGCGAACAGATCGAATGGAACGCGGTGATACCTATACTGGAATCAATAACTGTACACCAAAAGATACTCATAAGCTTTGCAACGGTGACGCTACAGCCTGCCTACCATTCTTACATAATCACCAAGGCGCATAAACAGGCAGAAGCTGCAGAAAGCCAGACAGGTTCGCAGGAAAGATAATCCACTCTCTTGCATCCCGAATGGCAACTCGCGAACAATCGAAAATCTCCATAGTTTTGAGCCTCTAAGCACTCCCTCTTTATCCGATAGAACGGGGGGAGTTAATAATCAAGCATTCCCTGAGTAGGTCGGACACGTTGGCTAGATCAGGGATAGCTTGAGTACTAACTCCCTTTTCCAGTTGATCGATACAAGACTTCTCGGTGGATTCAAGACTTCAGAACACACATGAGCAGTAAGGCAGGGATTTGTCCGCTGGCGATTTGATCCAGCAAGCCGTCTGAGTGGTCCAACGCATGGATAAGTCACCCTGCATACCGCTGCTGCTCTAAGTCTCACCCGTTTCGCTTGCCTGAGCAGTTGGAGCATCTAATCCGGGCTTTACGGCTTAACGATAGCGTCTACCTATTCCGCCACTTACTGCTCATGTGTGTTCTGAAGTTGTTATAGACACACACCGACCACCCTCTCTCCGATGGCTAGCCGTGTTGCTTACGCTCTCATCTAGCTTTGGCATCGATACGTTCTGGATGCCCTCAGAGTCGCTAACTCCTACTCTCTCCATCACCGCGCCCGTACGTCTTAGCGTTTAGTGTCACCCGATGCCCACGTTGTCCTGGAATCTGTCAATCCATGCTCTTACTGGTAATTATCCCAGCGTGGAGGGTGGCGGATGCGTGTCTATAACTTGCCAAATTGTGAAGGTAGCTAGAGTTGGCAGAGCACTATCAGTACAAAGCGAGGGTTGTTACGATACCCCTAAAACGCTGAGCCGTTCATTTCATCACTTCTTTATGCTCGCATCCGAACCGTAACGGTCTTCAAGTCTCCCACGAGATACAAGAAAAGCACCCCTTACGGAGTGCCTTAGCATCTATCTTCACGTCCTATTATATAGAAACCTCAATAAATTGCAACGCCCTCCGAGGTAAATCTCAGGAGCAAGACTTACACCATTTGAAGATAGATGCTTGCTGTATTTCATTATAGGCAGATCGCCACAATTTGCAATACTTGACGTTTTCCATATTCCACAAACCCCCGCCTCATGCCATACTGAAGACAGCATGGTGGATAACGAAAAACAACTCCCTCTTACCAACAGACGAATCGTCATCCCTCAAACGCCGTCACCCACCACAGACGCAGCAAGACAAGCTGATCTCGCAGAGAACCTGAAACGCCACAAAACTTTCATGATGAACTACGATCGTCGTAATATGTATAGGAGGCCTAGCCCCGCCCGCAAGGGTGCCTCAGACAAGAAGAACCCCGCCAAGTAGCGGGGATCTTCTTTAGCTTGTAAGTGCTATGGAGGCCACCAGGAGGCCGAGCAAACTTATAAACAGTGCGGAGTCATCGCCGGTCGCTCTGCGTTTGTAGGGCACAGGGTTAGGCCTGATCGACTGCTTACTTGGGGCGAGATCCATGATCTCGCCCGTTCTCGTATCAACGACTTGCCGAACTGTCACGTTCGAGCCTTGCAAGTCGCTTTCTATTCTTAGATATACCTGACGATAGACCACTACAAAGAGATGACGGCAGCTGTCCACGCTTACCCATCATGCCTGGCATGCCCTGCAGCTTGTGTAGATTTCTTCTCATATCCTCACCAAGCAGCGACTCGTCCGCATGCCCAGATTTTACAGACAAGTTATAGGCCTTTATTTCATAGCGCAGTTCTTCGGCCTTGGCTATCTGTTTTCTCAGTCGATCGATCGCGTCTGCGTCATCGTCATAGATTGCACGATCTGCGGCAGTCCGAATGTTATTCGCCTTGGACTTCATCTCTTCTGACTTCTGCGAGTTCTCCACGCCGCGATCCATGGCACCAATTACTCGATCACGGTGACGCAGCGATGCACGTTCAGAGTGATGCCCTACTAGTATTGGTTGGCCAAACGGTACATCCTTTACCAGACTACGGACTGTAGTGAAGCTGCCTTCTGCCTTACTTGCTCGTTTCTCTGCCCACTCTTCAAGTCGAGCAGCCCTTGCTAATCTTCGTTCCCTATATGTCATATTCAATTCTCCAGCTATTTAGTTGTTATTCAGGTGTCGCCACCTCTATATCTATTATCTCACCACCCCCGCAAATAACCAATAGTCAAAGCGTTGTGCTATCTACCTCAGGAGCTGTGGAAAACTTGATAGTAGCGCAACCGATATAAAGCCCTCAGGCGTCTGCGGCGCACGACGGAGGATAGTTCTCAACTCATCCGCCCGAGCCTCGTCACAGGCGAGGAATAGCACGTTAGGGAACACATCAAGCGGGTACTCAGCCGAGTGTTCTAGTGCATATTTGTAGCGATCGACTTTTTCAAGGATCTGCTTTTGTCGTTCACTACCCATATCAACTTCAAGCCACAGCACCACCCGCTCGCGCTTCTCCCGAAGACCAAGTTCGACGTACAAGTCAGGACGAAGGTCTGCACCCGCCACCATTACCCACGCGTCATGCTGATCGATCCCGACCTTCAGGACGTCGAGCCACCTCTCTCGCTCAACCTGTTTGATCGCAATGTACGTATCGGCTACTGACAGCGTGTGCATCAATTTCATCTGATCCCGCACAGGTCGATAGCGTCCAGTGTTAAAGGAACTCCAAGAAGTCCGGCCGATTTGGAAGCAGCCCATCGGACTACCGCCTGTCCGATTGCTTGGCAGTCGCACTGACACGCGAGCAAGCATGCCCTGATCGGTAAGTCGTTTGAGTGCCCGAGTTACTGGTGTTCGGGATTTTAGGTCAAGAAAGAACATCTCCTCAATCTGCGAAGTTGTAAGAGATCCGAAGCGTGCCACAGCACGCATGATGTCGGCGTCACGCAGAAGAAGTTCCATACCATCAAGGTACAGGTACTTAGCTGCAGCAGGTGGGAGAGCATCTCCCCTGTTCAGCGCTGCTGCAGGTGTGTTGTCACCCTGCGTGTTAGCGCCCGGTTCGTAGCTAGTTAAAACACAGTCCATCTCCCTTACATTTAACCATAAAGAGTCACAAACTGAGTTTTCCACAGGTCACATTTCGCTATTGCATAATTTACGTGTTTGGCTCATAGTAATTAGTGAATCAACGCAGCACAATGTGAGCTGGACAGACTAACCGATTCGTTACATCAAACAGTAAGCAGGGGGCTGCGGATAACTTGAAGAAAGATTTATAGATATGAGCAAGAAGACATGGGTTAAACCAGCCCGAAAATGGGGCGACGCACTCACACCGACATCAATTTCAGTTCATCCGATCCGCCTAAAGGCTATCGATGAGTACCGAAAAGGCCAGTCAACGACAGAGGTTGCGGTCAGCAGATCGATGGTGTTCAACGAGCTAGTTCGTGACCATCCAGAGATCGCAGAGATCGAACAACGCATCGAAGAGGAAGCGGCGGTTAACAAAATCCGCAATAAGCGCAATAAGCGGCTTCCAAGATTCTAAGATGAGCGAGATAACCAAACAACTTAATAAGGAGATTGCAGATGGCAGAAAAGGAAAAGCAGGAAGAACCAAGCGAGGCTAAGAAGCCAGCAGAGATGCCGGCTGCGCCTGAGCTTCCCCTTCTAATGCCACCAGCCATCGCAGCAGCTCTTGTAAAGCTTCAGGGCGAGGTTAAGACGGTCATCAAGGGCGCGAAGAACGCACACTACGGCAATACTTACGCCGAACTTGCAGACGTCCAAAATGCCGCTCTACCACTGCTCTCGAAGCACAAGCTCGCACTCACGCAGTGGGTGATGTCGAAGGACGGCAAGCACTTCCTCCGCAGCTACCTAGTACACGAATCAGGTGTCGGAGTAATGCATGACACTGACCTTCTACTGGTCAAGAACGATCCTCAAGGACTCGGTTCGGCAATCACCTATCAACGACGACAGACCACGATGGCGATTCTCGGACTATCTGCAGAGGACGATGACGACGACGGGAACAAGGCCGCCAACCGGCAGGCTAAGCCTACCGACGAACAAATCAGCGAGATCCGGCAGCTGTGCGTAGATCTGAAGTTTCCAAAGGAGCAGATCGATACTCGTCTCGTGTCCCTCCGAACAGAGGATCACGCAACAGTAGCGATCGCGAATCTACGAAAGCTGGTGTCCGAGAAAGCACGAATCTTGAGAAACGACGAAACGCCTGCCACACCCGTATTTACTGGTGATCGCGACCAAGTTGTACCAAACGAGATCATCGTGAAGACCTCAGGCAAGGACGATGTAGTCCTGAACCTCCAACGACACATGTTGGATCTACCTATATCGGACAAGGCACGGCGCAACCTGGTCGGTCACGTGACTGGAAGCAAGTTCGGGACGAGCAAACCCTTCCTCAAGAACTGCACGGCAGAAGAGATCACCGCGATCGCTGAAGCAGTTGAGGAAATCAAAGCGGGAACGTATGACCTACCACCCGAGTGGACTGATGACAGCATCACTCCCCCAGCAGAGACTGCGTAATGAGTCTCGCCTGGTGGCACGATCCGCGGGAGGTTCGTCAATACGAGATGGAAGCTGACGTTCAACTGGACAACCCGAAACCGCTGTCAGAGCACGAGAAGTCGTTGCTTCAAACGATAGGGACGCTGCTCGCAGCACCAAGCAGTTCAACGAACCAGCGCAACAATAATTAGAGAGGTGGAGACCTCGGGAGAAACCAACTATGCCAGCAAGTGGCTCAACCAAGATTAACAAGGAGATATTCGACAGCATCGTTGCACGATCGAAGAAGTCAACTCCAGAAGAAATCGCAATGCAAACCGGATACAAGGTATCCACGGTCAAGTTCATCCGCCAGGCGAAGACCTGGGAAGAGTTCCAGAGACGCCGAAATGCACAAGCGCAGCGGGTGTCCGCCAAGAGAGCAATGAACCCAACGTCACGACCGGTTGCGACAAAGACGCACAGCTCACCAAAACCTATCAAGGCTCCTCAGCCCACCACTGAGCCGCGTCATGATGAAGTGACTGCCCACATGCTCAACGAGGCGTACGAAGAGAGCCAAGCTACGAATCGCCACTTAACGGCATTGGTCGAGAAGCTATCTGAGCGACTTGAAGATCTGAGCCTGCAACACGACTCACTCAAGCTAGATAACCGACGTAACCAGTCTGCGATCAAAGCACTTCAGGATGCTGATTCTCGCCGCACTGTGGCGACTAATAAGAGCAACCGTTCATGGTTCCCGTGGAGCAACAGGTGAGCGGTACGAAGGCCGGCGGGCTGAAAGCTAGGGACCGGAACCTCGCGAAGGACCCCGACTTCTACAAGAAGATCGGCGCGATCGGTGGACGCCTGGGCACGACTGGCGGCTTTGCTGCCGACCGCAAGCTGGCACGGATCGCAGGTGCGAAAGGTGGACGAATAAGTAAACGAGGAAAGAAGGAGGTGAAGGATGGGCAAATATAGGAAGGGTGATCAGGTAAGGATGATAAGCAAGTCTATCTACGGAGATCTACAAAGCAGCATTGTCCATAAGAGAAGTGTCAACGGAATCGGCTGGGTTACCCAAGTCGACCCCGAAGGCCCTGACACCTACACCGTCAACGAACTTCGGTTTACTTCCGGTGGAGACTTTTTCACTGAGGCAGACTTGCAACCAATAAACTATGGAGAAACAATTATGAAACGACGAACATTCAAACTAACCAAAGAACTACCAGAACTCACCAAAGGCGCGCTCGTACAAGAGAAGTGTGACGACGGAGACCAGGACTACACCGTCCTCGACCAGAGCTTCATCAAGTACGAAGACGAGCATGGGCGCAAGACTGTCACCTACCCCCGCAAGGCGGTAGAAGGCGAGCCCAACTACTTCGTCGAAGTGTTCGCCGTAGAACCTGCCTACATGACGCAAGATGAGCTGGATCAGTTTGAGGCATTCAAGATCAGCGCGAAGAAGCCGGCCAAACGCACTGCCAAGACCCCTATGAAGAAACCTGCAGGACGACCACGAAAGTCCCCTGTCACTCGGGCTAAGAAGGCAACCAAGGTCGCGTAATGGGAGTCCCGACTCGTATCAACAATCGCGAGTTCGTGATCACCTTCATCAACAGCGAGAGCGCAGAGGACGTGGCGAAGGCCATGAACCTGACGAAGCAACAGGTCTCGATGAAGGCGGTTACCTGCGCAAACTAGGCGTGCGTCTACCGAAGTTCACATACCGAGGGATAGACCGTCGGCTCGAAATCGCCCAGCTCAACTCGCTCATCGAGAAGCACAAGAAGGCGAACAAGTGACCCAGGAACTTCAACTCGGACTACAGATCGAGAGTGAATCTCAGCCCAACCGTCAGCCGAAGCGCACCAATTCGGGAGACCTCCGTTCTACTGACCTCAAGGCGATCCAGTGGTACACGATCAACAACGGATACAAGCCAGCAGCGACCAGCGCAGTCCCGCACATCCACTTCACCACACAGTCTGGTGAAGATGTGACAGTCCATCTCCGAGACATCCTCGATGAGTACGACGAGTTCAAGCGCACTACTCACGGGAAGCGCAAGGCCGCAGCGTGACGGGACACCTCATCCATCATCCGCAGTGCAGATCAACCATCAGAAAACAACCAAGAGACACCGAAGGAGGTGATATGAGTGACAAAGCAATCGAGAGGCTAGTGGGCAGGAAAATCAAGCGCGTCTACATGAGCACTGCGTACCTGAAATTTGAGACAGATCAAGGAGATCTCGCCTTCGCAGTCGAGGGAGACTGCTGCTCGAGAAGCTATTTCCACGACTTCATTGGGGTTGAGAAGCTTACGGCCAATGGCCCAGTTATATCCGCAGCGTCGGTTTCACTAACTGAGGATGATCCACGATCAAAGACCGACAACTCCCACGACTACGAAGAAATTGAGTGTTACGGGTACGAGATCGTCACCGAAGATCCTCAGTTTGGCCCTGTGACAGCGGTGTTCTCATTCCGGAACAGCTCAAATGGCTACTACGGCGGCTGGATGACAAGTGTCGAGTCAGTACCGGTCGGACTACCTGAGATCGTCAAGGATGTCCTGAGTACCGATGATCTGCGGGAAGTGATTGACGCATAGCTATGCCAAGGGTTATCGCTTACGTCCGAGTCAGTACCGACAAGCAGGAGCTAGAAAATCAGCGTTTCGAGATTCTCAAGTACTGCGAGCGTCAAGAGATCACGGTCGACGAGTGGGACGAAGAAGTAGTCAGCGGCACCGTGAAGGTCAAGGATAGAAAAGTCGGGGCACTGCTCGACCGGCTAGAGACAGGTGACACGCTCATCGTCAGCGAGATCAGCCGCATCTCGCGAAGCCTTGTCACCGTTCTCAACTCGATTCAGGGATGTATCGATCGAGACATCAAGGTCATCTCCATCAAGGAACACATCACGTTCGCCGACAACCTCAACTCAAAGGTCATGGCGGTGGCTTTCGGGCTGGCAGCAGAAATCGAGCGGAGCATGATCTCTGCGCGCACCAAAGAAGCGTTGGCGCGCAAGAAGTCTGAGGGCGTCGTACTGGGCCGACCAGTTGGCAGTTCGAAGCCAGAGCACTTGAAACTTTTCGGCAAGGATGATCACATTATTGACCTATTGGAAAAGAGAGTTCCTAAGAGCGCAATTGCCCGCCTTCTTGACGTAAACCGTGCAACATTGCAAAAGTACATCGACCGCAACGATTTACAGACAAAACTTCGCTGGAAACTATTCCAACAATTGGACAATAAATAGAAATAGGCGAGAGATGCTGAGACAGCACCGAACAACAATTCGCAGCGAAAGTCAATGGGAAACTTGTCCACAGGTAGCAGCACATTGAAATAGAAAGTCGTCAAGTGAACAACTTTTCTCTTGACAAACCGCTGGCATTGCTGGCCGTCGAGCGTAACTAATCATCCAAGCGAAATCGCGATGTTAGTTGCTATACACCCGCTCGTCGTCCAGTTGTGTCAGCGAGTACACAACTTAATAAGGAGAACCAATTTATGAAACAACTGAAACTACGAGCGCTTGCCAGGGGCGTCGATAAGTGGATCTACACCTCACCGCAGATGTACATGGGATTTAACTTCATCATCATGCTCGATCCGGGCAACGGCAAGGGCGGACGACCATCGACCGTGGTCAATATTCGGCCCGAAACCGCAGGTCTATTTACGGGACTACTCGACACCCGTGGCCTGGACATCTTTCAGGGCGATCTACTTGAGGACCCGAAGGGTCGAATCGGCGCTCTGCACTTTGGATCGTTCGACACTGGCGATCAACAGGGCGTCGGATTCTTCCTGGAATACGAAGATCGGGACGCAGCCTCCGGCGTCGTTTCGTTCGGTGCTGACAACCCCACTCAATCGAACTACCGGATTGTCGGAAGCATCCACACCGGTCTAAACAAGGAGAACTAACTATGAGATTCAGACACGATCAAATCGCACCATCCGGCAAGCGCCAGTACTGGATTGCGTTGGGCCGCGTTGACATTGAACTACTGCTGGGCGAAGCAACCAACGCACTCGCCCACACACCAGACGTTGCGGCACTTCACGAAGTACGTGGACGTCTGCGTGGCATCAAGAGGGGTCTGTCAGATGCACTGGCCGTCGCCAAAGCAAACGGCGATGAAGGCGATCGCCTCCCATGGGTTGAACGAAAACCTCAGCGAGGGAGCAACTGATGGAACGCTTCCCCGCCCCCGAAGAACCCGAACGCTACAAGATCAACACCGCCCAAGAGGAAGCACTACGCAACCTCTGCCATCGCTACGGGGTCGAGTACCGAGCTGACGACTACTACGTCTACCCACCGGATGCAGCAATGTGTCCAGGGTATGCCGAGGGTTGGGTTGGCGGCTACGTAGATGGTGAGTCGCGGCTGTACGTCGGGGTGTCACCAGATGGGCGGGTCAATTCATGAACGCTCAGGCAAAAACTGCAATCGACAAACTGAAGATCATAGGCGAGATAACTCAGAACCAGGAGCTCAAACAGACGATAAAGGTCATGATCGAGCTGGTCGAAGCACAAGGTGCTGGTGGCGAAGAGCTTGGATTTACTTCTCGGAGTACCGAATCATGACCTCCACCAAAGAAACTCACACAGCCAAGATCCTCAAACTGCTCAAGGCCAAGGGCAAGGTCAGCAACCTTGAACTCCGCAAAGTCGCGTGGCGCTACCCCGCTCGCGTCCTCGATCTGAAGCACGAAGGTCACCTGATCCGCAGTGTCCACGACAAGGGACCGCTGTGGTTCTACGTCTATGACGGGCACCAGGATGACGGAGCAGCAGCATGAACCTTCTCCCCTACTTGATCCCCGCACTCAAGCTAGCCGGCCGATGGATCGCAACATTCCTGGTAATCGCCGTGATCATCGTTGGAACCCTGTATCTGTCTCTGTTCATCGTTCCAGTGCTGATCTGGCACACGTAGGGACTGGTCGGATTGGTACTGTTCCGGCATGGCAGACGACGATCTCAAGATCTTTATTAGCTGGTCCGGCGACCTAGCAAAGTCCATCGCACGCGTGTGGCATGACCTGCTACTTGAGATGTTCGACCGCGCCACACCGTGGGTCTCTGATCTCGACATCGAAGCCGGTGCACGTCCACTTGACGACATCAAGCGCGAGCTAGACGGAACGTCCTTCGGGATTATCGTCGTGACTCCCGAAAACCAGAACGCTCCGTGGCTCAACTTCGAGGCAGGCGCGCTCTCAAAGGCCCTGTCTGACGCGACCACTCGCGTGATGCCTAGTCTGGTCAACTTCACGTCTCCGTCACAGGTGACTAGCCCCTTGAAGCAGTTTCAAGGCAATCTGCTGAACCAAGAGGGCGTCATGAAGATCCTGAAGACAATTGCGAAGGGAGTCGACGCTGACTGGTCAACTAAAGAAAGAACCTTCAATCGAGCGTGGTCGCCCGAGTACGAACAGCGATTCAACGACTGCATCGTCAATGCCCTGAATCCAGCAAAGCCGTCAACCCGCACATCCGAAGAGATGCTTGACGAGGTACTGACCATCGTCCGTGAGATTCAGCGAGACATTCCGCCGAAAACCGCCAACGGTCCACGATTCGCGAATGGCGAATGGGTGATTGGACCACGCACCAAGGGGGGCGCGGACTCTTACATCCTTGGTGTCCTCAATGACTCGGGGATCAAGCCCACCCAGATGATGTGGCTAGGGATGGTCGATGGACTCGACACATACGAAGTGGGCATGAGCGACACCTACAACAGGAAGCACAGAAGAATCCTGGACGACCTTGTTGCCCGACTCAGGAAGGAGGGGCTGAATATCTCCTATCACTTCTTGCCTACACAGTCAGACGACGCCACTCACAGCAAATAGCTCAACCAACGAAAACCTAAGGAGGTGATATGAATGAAAGACTAAACCAACCCAACCCCGTACACTGGTCAGATAAACAACTCATCGACCACGAAATAGCAAGCGCCACATCAGAAGAACGCTCAATTGGAGACGCTGGCGCACGCGTAATCGCCTCGCAATGGCATGGCGGTCAGGCGAGCGCCCTCTACAGCCTCACCAGTACTGGAGCGATCGATCTACCCCAGGTGGTCGCCGAGATCAACAAGTCTTGGGCCAACGCCGACACCGACTACAACCGTGAACACCTCGAAGCCCTTGGCGCGTACGTCATGGCACGTGAGTCACATGATCCCGTCGAAGGATGGTCGAAGCAGTGGCTCACTCCCCCAGACCTATCAGCTGAACAGGATGACTTCTGCCCCGCCTGTCGCGCTCACCTATCCTCCCCTCACTCAGTAGGTTGCCCACTCGGTGAAGAAGATCCCGAGCTGCTTGAACGGGTCGAGGCGGCTGTTACAGCTAAAGGAATCGCAGTCGCCCACTGGCTTGAGTACGTGGGCTTCAGGAACAGCGAAGAGCTAGAAGCGGCGATCAACATGTTCGAGGACCACTACCTGGGTCACTTCGAGAGCATCGAGGCGTACGCAACCGACTACTTGATCGAGAGCGGACTCGAAGCTCAGTTGGATCAGTTGAGGCAGTACCTACCCGAAGACATGAGACAGCACGCCAAGTGGGATGAGGCAGGTATCGCGCACGACTTCGCCTTGAACACCATCCACTCTGTTGAGGACGACGATGGCCATCTGTACCTGTTCACCAAGTAGCGAGTTATCCACAACAACAACGCATTTCGTGACATTTCACTATTGCAAAAGAGGACGGTTTGGCTCATAGTTATTCGCAGAGGGGAACACCAAAGCAATGAATACAGAACGCGAAATCGTGAACATCAATCTCGAGTACGAGCACGCCGATGACACACCGTTTCTACGGTTGATCGGCCAGTACAAGACGAAGCGCCGAGCACGTGAGGCTCGCAAAGACAAGGAGACGATATTATCGCGCTCACAGTCTTTCATCTCACGAAAGCGTTCACTGCGATAGTGAGACCCAGAAGGTAGCAAGGTTGCCCGCAAAACTCCGTCTCGAACGGTAAGGCCGTGTCTGATCAGGACGGCAACCCTATTCTTGAATACTTAGCCGCACAGCGAGGGCGGCCGAGATGCACCTTTACAGAATTAGAGTATTGAGCGCAGTAGTGCTGGTAGTGAGCAAGAGAATCAGCTCGTACGGTAATCAGGAGAGTACGTCATCCTGAAGCAGAGACACTCCCTTGCTACTAGCACCATGCGCTCAATACAGTTCATGCAGTTAAATGGGCGCATCAGAAAATAATTAGAGCATTGAATTGCGATTTTTTACAACTACCTGGTGCGTTCTAATGTGTATACAAGTGGCGGAATAGGTAGACGCTAGGATCGCCGTACAAGCTGCGTCGGGTGGTTCGAAACCACGACTACTTTGGTAGGACGGCGTGACGGCAAGACGTCGCAGTATGCAGGGTGACTATACGAGTAGCCAAAACATGGTCGTTAAATTCCGGCGGTGACTACGTCGACTCGTCAAATCCCTGCCTTGTATGCACAACATGGACTATGTAAGTAACTGAGGGCGCTGTCGAAACGAATAGATATGACACTCGGACTTATTTCGACAGGAACGAGCGGTTGAAGGCATTTGACCGACTATCTAGGGTAGCGCCCTCAGTTGCTTACATAGACCAACTGCTAGTAGTAGGGCAGCCCTCAGGTGACGACAGGGCGTCGTGAGGCTTTCGAGCCGATCCGGTCTGAAGGCCACTACTACTAGCAGCCATTTAACCGCATGAACAACTTCCACTTCCCGGCATATTCATCGTGTGCTGGGAAGTGGGCGCATGAACCTCCACAGCTCGTGCGCTCTACTGGTCAGGGTTTAGGTGAGAGGGTCGCGCCGATTAATAAGGCGCAAGTGAAGCTTTCGAGTAACTCTCCTTACAAGCCCAGCTCACCCCCTGACTCCAAGTCGCTGATCTCTGCACCGGGATCAGCACTTCGTACCTGTCACGAGTTCCCACATCTGTACCGCTTCAAAGTTTGCCCTCCAGCTTCTCTGAAGTACCACCAGTGGAACGTAATCCGCACACATTCGGCTAGTACGTGGACTCATGACGGGTATCTAGTTGCTCCATCGAGGTTCTGTTGAAGCCCACCCTCAACAGGACACTTGATTACTCGATGGCGCAACCAGATTGACTGTCACACAACTAAATAACAACTGAACAAGGAGTAGCAATGTTACCGATCACCATAGCAATCATTATAGGCATTTTCACAGCCATCAAGATCGCCGACGGCTTATACGGGGACTGGGCTGATTGGATATTCGGAATCCTATTCGGTGCATTTTTAGGTCTACTCACCCTTTTTATAGGAGCTCTCGTACTCGGTCTACTGCTTCCGAAGGAGACCGTTTACATCAATAGAACCTTAGTCGCGATACAAGACGGATCTTCAACATCTGGCTCGGCGGCCGGATCAGTCTTCATGGGATATGGCTCGATCAAGGAAGTTCCCAGCTACACGTACTACGTCAAAGACGGCGACGCCCGACTTCTGGAATCGACGACTGCCAAGGGTGTAAAGGTATTCGAGGGTGGAGAAGAGGCGTATGTCCGCGAAGCAACTGCCTGTAAGAGTGATTACAACTGGATCAGCCCGTGCATCAACTTCGAAAAGGTTGTCGAGATTCACGTGCCAACCGGAACTATCAAACAAAACTTCGTGCTGGACGCGAAATAGGAATCATCCATGGCACACAACGGACCTGAATCACTGCCGAACCAACCGTGCATCGACCATCTAGCCGACACGGTGGATCTACGAGCAGACATCGCCAAGCTCGCACTCATCCTCGCGTTCGAGGACACGTTCAACGAGGTAGACGAGCGACTGATTACACGGGAAGAAGCTCTAGTCCGCATGGAGTCATTGGCCCCTCACATCTTGCATGGTGCTTACCGGGGAGGTGCCGCATGAACGGACAACCAATCAAGCCAATTGCATTGCGACTGACAGATCATTCGATGGCCGAGCGCGTACAAGACCTGTCTGTTCAGCACGGATTGTCCCTCAATATGACGGTGAACATGCTGCTTGGTTACGCATTCAACAAGGTCGATGAGGAGGGCAAGGAGTTCACTCCAGTAGTGGTGTTCGAGTCCAAAGATGGGGCAACATCATGAGCGAGCACTTCCCTACCACCAGTCCCGATGAACCAACTGGACCATCCCGCCTAGAAACCGAGATCGCTGCCAAGTTCGCAGGTATCCCGAACGCTCAACTCATCCGCAAGATGGAGCACGCCCAAGACTTCGGCTACGACGACGAAGAGTTCGAACTCAACCGACGACTGAGGCTTGGAGGCCTCGCATGGCGTTGGAGCGGTGACTTCTACCGGCCGACGGTCGAGGTGTACAAGCCGGGGGTTGCTGATGGCGAATAGACGAAGGGACCGCCTAGTTCCATCAGGGTTCATGCGTTACGAAGGAGAGTACGACAAGGCCTTCTACACAATCATCACCTTCAACGGAGTGCGGTATGAACACATCTGGCCGAACGGCGGCACGTTCAACGTCGGAAGCAAAAGACTGTGCCGCACAGATATTTTCGCAATAAGGAAGGAAGTGATATGAGTGAACTACACACAGCAGAAACAGCAGCAGAGCAACTAGGCATCCCCCGCGAAGCCTTTTACGAGGATCAGTCACCTGACGCCCTGATCGAGTTGAGAGCGAACCTTCTACTTGAAGCGCAGCGCAACCTTGATGCCGCGTACGAGATCACAGACGTACTCGTGGCGTTTGAGATCGAGGCTAAGTCACGGAAGAAGCGCGTACGGGTCGTCGAATGATCGAAGAGATCGAGGCATCAGCCATCAAGTATCCGTGGGGCGAGGTCGTCGTCGGGTTTCGGCACTCAGACATCATGAAGTTCATGGCGCAACGTCGGATAAGAAGTGGCGTCCGCTGCACACAGGGCTTCATCACCAGTTCAGGAAGGTTCCTAGACCGCGAACAAGCTGCAGCACATGCCAGGATCGTTTCAAAGCAAGTCTCTGAAGAGCATCGTGGCGAGTTGTACAGCGAAGACCTGTGGGACGGAGACTCCATATGAGCGTCTCAAGCGAAAAAGGCAAGTCTCTCGAAGAACACATCGCCAAGACTCTCCGTAAGAAGCTAGGCGCAAGAGTCCAGCGGGACAAGCGAAGTGGTGCAGGTTCGCATCAGAAGATGGACCTGACCGACTGGCATATGGACACGCCGTTCGACATCGAAGCGAAGAACCACAAGACCATCGCGATCAAAGACTGGATGCGGCAGGCGAAGGCCGGCGCAAGCTTGAATCGCATCCCTACGGTGGTGTTCAACGCAGATGATGACGTACTCGCCTGCATCCCGTTCGATGACCTGGTTAATCTCGCAGTTCAGATCCAAGACCTCACTGCCGAGATCACAGACTTACGCACACCAACCGTTCTAAGCGTCGGTGAGGCCGTCGAGAAGGCTGTGGCGATCAAACAACCAACTGGCGTCTCGACCTGCAGGAACGGCCACATAACAAGCCCAGGCAGCAACAAGTGTCTCGACAAGCACTGTGCATTCAGTTCGACCTACAAGAAGCTCAAGGTCAAGAAGTAGCGCCCGATCGCGGGGCCACCTCCGTAGTCAGCCGACTGCGGAAGCACCCCACGATCGGAGCAGCTCATGAAGAAGATCCGTTGCATAGTGATACCAGCAGATCTCGACGTAGCGGTCGACACATTGGAGTTTTTCGAAGGCGATTTATCAGCCATGCAGGGACTCGTAGGAGGTCTCGTCCAGGCCGTCGATCTTGAACAGCAGAAGGCAACTCTGTGGTTCAACGAGAGCGGCAAGATTGAGCACCTCCCGAAGAACCAGCGTGCCACGATGGAGTTGTGGTCGAGCGATAGTCGTTGGCGTTTCCAGGACTTCGTCGCAGGCAATGCGTTCATCACAGGTTTGTCCGATGAAGACGGAGAGACCACCTCAGTGCCACAGGAGCTTGTAGATCTGATGCTCAGCACTGCGAAGTACCGAGCGGAAGTCACCACACTGAACGACGAAGACTCATGGAGCGGAAACAACTTGGTTTTCGACAACTACTGGGATGCTTCGCACAGCGTTCTGGAGCTGGCTTCACGGTGGCAACTCGTCAAAGAGGTGCGCATCGTTGCCGCTTAGATCGTGGGATCAGCCCGTCAGTATTGACGGGCTTTTTTCATTCGTAGGTAAAGTTGAGAAGGGCAAAGTCGCCGTGCAGCTCGATCGCCCACTGATCTCGCATCCATGCAGCCTCTTCGGGTGTATCAAATGTGCCAATATAGAATTTTGTTTGGTAGGCTTTTATATTCGCCTGGAATCTATCATGGTTAGTGCCCACACCCTTAAATCCATATTTGCTCTTTCGGCGAGTATTGAATGAATTCTGATTGTGCGTGGCAACCCGCAAGTTAGAGCGACAGTTATTTAACCGATCGCCATCTTTGTGATCAACCTGTACTTTGTCGCCGATTGGAACGCCAAGAACCCGCTCGGCGATCACCCGATGCATACGCTCATTCTTCGGTCTTCCGAAAACCTTAATGGTTCGGCGCGCATATCCCTTATCCACCAAAGACCAGTTAAACTGCCGAATATATTCGAAATCGATATTATCTACTGTAGCTACACCGTTCCTGGTCAGCGGAACCAATTTGTGCGCCCTCGGTTGTTCTAGGTCGGCTCGTCTCAATTTTGCCTGTTCGGACGCATGTGCCCCCGATCGTCGAGACCGCGAAGCAGCTGCACATGGCACTCCACAAAACGGTTTGTCACAGCGGACCTGACTCACCAGCTTCGGGAATACTGCTCCGCATTCGGGGCAGACATAATTTCGTCTCATTTACAGTTTCCTCCTTCCCGAAATGGAGGCCACGCTTTATAATGAAGACACGGCCCCGAACTACTACTTCGGGGTTTTATTGTTGTCCTTTCATTATGACAGATATGTCGAGAAATGGAAGATCCCCGCATCCACGAGCTGAACGCTCAAGTGAATGCGGGGATCGTATTTAGTTGTTATGAAGTTGTAGATTTCGGATCACCTCCTAGCTAGCAGGCTTGAAGCCGGAACGACGTCCCCTCAAGGAGTCAAACGTCTCCAGCTTCTCAGGCGTAATAATCTTAGAAAATTCAGCCTGAGTGCAGATAACCGTCTCGACGTTTCCGTCTGGGTGGCGGTATTCGAGTTCGATAACGTTAGTCAAACGCTTCAACGTCGACAGCTCCTCAGCTGACGCGTCAAAGATCTTTCCTTCGGTACGAACCGCGACCGTGATCACGTCCTGATCCTTCAGTTCATTGCCTGTCAGATCAGACGTCCTGATTTGCTTGTAGCCGATTGTTCTCACCAACTTCTTTTCTAGATACGTCGCACTAACCGGATGGTTATTACGTTGCTCTATTAATGACATAGTTGAACCTTTAAGTAAATAGCGAAATGTGAGACAATAGAGGTACATGAAAGACGGATTTGATCTCGCTACCTACCTTGCGAAATCCACACAGGCTAGTGGAGTTCCCTTGCGAGTGATCCATCAACCGACAGTCGCAGCTATTGCGCGCCTAGCGCTCGCTTCTCGCTAACAAGCGACACACCCCGCAATCACCCAAGTAACCCCTGTCACGTGGGGTTTTGTGGCAGGATGGACGATCCGTGAGTGTGGGGTGTTTCGCTATTGACGGACTCGTCGAGAAACAGCACGCCGCGATGGGCGCGACTGACCGCACCAGGACGAGCCATCCCACTACCACCACCCACCAGCGAACTGACCGACGAACTGTGATGCGGCGCAATGAAAGGCGGCATATCGATCAACGGCCGATCCTCCGGCAACACCCCCGCCACCGAATGAATCGCCGTCACCTCCAACGACTCCCCCTCCGTCAAC